TTTTTTGGATTCTTCCTTCTTGGCCTTGGGTTCTGTTTTCTTAGCAGTAGCCTTTTTGGAGTTCTTTACTTGTTGCAGTTGTTCAGCAACCTTGGTGTTCACGAGCTGGTTTAATTTGTCAGTTTTCATACGTCTAAAAACAATTAATAATAAAACAATAAATAACACTGCAAATATAAGTATTATTTTTTAATCCAAAAAATAAATAGGAAAAATAATACCATTTACTGAGGTTAGTCGGTCAGGTATTCCCAGAGATCCGGATCCTCATCATAGGTATCTCCCTGATGGATATCTTGGTCCCAGATATTATCTATGGTACCATCTATAGTGAGATTTTGTTGGTTCCTTGAATAAGGATTCTTTACTCGTCTAGCTCTTCCCAATCTGATAGAGTCTTGGCATTGATAAAGGGTCAAAGGTGTTGGAGATAATACTTCCCAGTACTCTATGGTTTTAGGATTATCCTGGGCTTCAAAGGTAAAATTCCCATGTATATCCTTAGTTGCTTGGTAAGAAACTGGGCGGGTTACTTCTACTTCTAGTACATATCTATTTATTTTCTGGGAATATACATGTCCCGATAATATAGAAAGGGCTAGAACAGCCCAAATCTTATTGCAGTTCATAGCCCTCATAATCGTAATGGTTTTTAATATGTTGTGCATGATATTTCCCTTTAGATTCAGACAAATGAAATTCATCTACAACTGGGTAAGGTACATTATTATAGCAGTATATTCTTTCATTTCTGAAAGCAATCCAGAGTTTATGATTCTGTGAATCGTAGGAATATCCTGCAATGTTTGAGGATTCGCAAGGGAGAAAATCTAGTCCAATCAGATTTCCTAGTTCTTTGAGGTAATCACTTTTTTCCATAATACCATATTAATGTTAGTTCTGGATGAAATTTATAGGATTCTTTGAATAGGATAGCCCAAGCTCCATATACTCCCTGGGAATTATCAAGTAGCCATTCCTCTTCCATCTGAAATAAGATATGGGAGCAAATGTAGAGTTGTTGTTCGTCTATTGCCTTGATAAGATTGGGATATCGGATAATATCTTGGTATCCTTGTATTCTGTTTTGGATAGTTTCTAGGACCTCTTCCCTTGATTCCGGGATTATGCAGAGAAGATCCTTCAACATATCGTATTCAGATGGGTTGAGATTGTCGAAATTATTGAGGATATTAGTTAGAGCCTCTACCTGTATGGTAGCAATCCTCTGGATGATGTCCTTGGTTTCTTTGTCCATATACAAATAAATTAAAAATGAAAAATCAATGCAAATATAAAAAGAATTATTTATATAACAAAATATATCCTTTTTATATTTGCAAAAGCTGAGGTGGGTTAAGGGAGTGACTTGAGGTTAGGTACCCTCTCTTTAAGTTGTTCAAATACTTTAGGAGGTACCTGAACATCGGATGCCCATCTTAGGAAGAATTTGGAAGGTTGCTTTTCTGGATTAAGCTGCAGTTGCCTCATCTCGGTAGAAAACTTGAGCCGTTCCTCCTCGAGCATATAACGAGGCATCTTTGTGAATTCAGCCTTAGAGAAAGAAAGTACCTTCTTGCCCTTTTCAATCCTAAGTATCGGTTTCCTTTCTTTGTACAGATAAGGTATTACTTTTCTTGAGGGTCCTCCAATGATAGAGAATCCGAATAGTATCATAGGATCGAATTTATCGGTCTTAGGATCCTTTGCTCTTTTAACGCATCGTATGAGCCAAGAGTAGGATTCTGGGTATTGGTGATTCTCATTAGGTTCTCCTACATCCTTCTTATCAAATGGGAAGTCTGGGAAGTAATAGAGAAGATCTTCCGTAAGGATGAATACAAATCCCAATCCTCTGAGATATTTTATAATATCATCCTGGTTTTTACCTTCTTTTACCATGTTCTCTACTTCCATTAAGATATCCTCTCTTGGAGATTCTGCAATAGCTCCTGAAGCAGAAGAGGGTCTACCTCTACCCGTAACTTCCTTCAAAGGCAGGTTGCCAGAAAGTCTGTCCAAGTAGGTCTTAAAGTTTTCAATATCCTGTTGGCAAGTTAATGTAACTTCTACTCTTATTGGACCTTTATGCTGTACCTTAGGCCCAGAGTTTAATTCCGTATAGGCATCTACCAACCTATCGGATAATACTGCTCCGCTACCTTCAAGGGTAGTGATTCGTAGTTTGGGTTTATAAGTGATTTCGTCCATAATCTAAAGAATAAAAAAGGCCAAGCACTCATTAATTGAATAGCTTGGCCTTCGGGATTAAAAACATTGTATAACAGGAAAATCAATCCTCTTCTTTCTTGGCCTTCTTCTTATCTTTCTTTGTTTTCGAGGCCTTGCCGGTATCCTTTACCTTTTCTTCTTTCTTGGCTTTAGGTTTCTTTTCTACCTTTTCCTCTTTCTTTGCCTTAGGTGTTTTGCCGGCAGCGAGTTTTCTTTGTTCCATTCGGTATTTCTTCTTCTCTTCGGAAGTCATTTCTCTACCATCGATGAGAGGATAGTCATACTTGGTAGCAACCTTTCTAGCAGGAGCCTTTTTCTCTACTTTCTCAGTCTTCTTGAGTTTCTTTTCCTTAACCGGTTCTTCGGCAGATTTCTTGTTCTTTTTCATGTTTCTAAAGTTTGATAGTTTAACTTCGTTTTTAATGTCTCTAGTCGGATATATAAGTGTTAATTTATCCCTTTCTAAGTTTACCAAGTTGATGAGCTTGGTATATTCTTTCCCATATTGGGGATGCTTTTCCCAATTAACCGTAGGATCCAGATTATGTTCCTTGAGGAATGATCTCAATCGGTTAAGTGCACGGGTCATTTCAGGAGTTTTATCTTTTACCATGTTATTTAGGATTTGTATATTTCCATAGATTAAGCATCCTTGATTTCGGATTTGATTTCCGAAATTTCTAGGATCTCCAATGGACAATTATTTATAAGAGCCACCAATTCTATATAGGCAACCGCATCATCATGTGAAAGTGAAGGAAATATGGCTTCCTTAAGTTGTGTACCCATTCTAAATTTTACTAGGGTACCTGGTCTATGAATTCGGTACTTTAGTTGGGATTTAAGAAAATTGAATTTCTTCTTTAAGTGTTGGCAATGAATCATCTTTTGCTGATGAATTCCACCATGACCATGTTGTAGTTCTCTTTGGGCCTGATACTGAGTATATTTATACTCATCCCAGATCTTCCTGAGATCTGATAGGATTTGTGTTAGGGATCTTTTTTCCATTTAGGTTTTGGTATTTGAGGGTTATACATCTCATTATAAAGTTCCTGTGATAGGAGGATTATCTTATTCATAAAATCGCTCTCTTCCTGGGTTAATTGCATAATATCTAGTGCATCTTTATAAGTATTTATAAGATTATCTAGAGCTAGCAATATGATATAGTTCTTGATTTCTTGTTCCATACCTTATACAAAAAAAGCCTATCACTTTCTCAAGCAATAGGCTCCTATGAACATTATAAGCAAATTTACTAAAGCAGAAAAAATTTGGGATTATCAATCATTGAAGTGGTTTAATCTTCGGAATCTTTGTCCTCTTCTTCGTCTTTGTCCTTTTTTACCTTCGGAGAAGTGATAACTCCGTGGCCTTTCTTGGATTTAACGGTGAGGTTGCCAGGGATGAATGTTACCGAGGTGTTGATAACTTCGCCATCCTTGTTTTCTACTACCGAGGTAACCAATACGCCTTGATAGCCGGAACGATTCTTAATGGCATAGCCATAGTTCTTGATGATACCAGAGGGGCATTCGATTACATCGATTTGTTTACTGTTGGGTCTCTGTACTGCCGGACGGTTTTTCAGAGCTTCCATTCTAGCTTTTCTCTTTGCTGCCTTCTCTTCAGCCTTCGGATCTGCAGCCTTCTTGTCTTTCTTTGTTGCCATGATAATAAATGATTAGTGTTTAACTTTAGATTGATAGAATACCCAGGTTATTAGCCCAGGTATTCTTTAATAGTTGGTAAAGGATTATTTCTTACCTTTCTTCTTGTCCTTCTTGGCCTTGGCAGCAGGCAATTTCAATCCCAGTTCCTTGGCAATCGCCTTGCGGAATTTCTCGATGTCGTCTTCCTCGTAATCTTCGGGATCTACTTCCAGATCCTTGTCATCGCAGACTTCCTCGAGTTCTTCGAAATCCATTTCTGCCAGATCCTCTCCGGTCAGCTCTTCTTCCTCTTCCTCATCATCTTCCTCATCATCCTCGTCTTCGTCGTCCTCTTCATCATCGTCATCATCTTCGTCCTCAGTGTCTTCTTCCTCTTCTTCCTCTTCGTCATCATCCTCATCGTCGGCTTCTTCCTCGGATCCGAAGATTTCCTTTGCCTCGTCAGCCGTCAGATTGATGGGAGCAGGGATGATAGTAACCGTGCCATCTTCATAAGTAATAATCTTTACGCCGTTTTCAAGAGTTACTTCGTTAAGTACCTTCTTCTCTTCTTTCTTAGCTTTTTTAGTAGCCATAGTTGTTAAAGTTTTTAATTAATAATATAAGTTAACTTATAATGTGATGAGCTTCTGAGTGATTCCCATCTTAACATTATCTTTGTTTGAATTGAATTGTGCAATCTCTTCTAGAGCGGCAGAAAATTCAATCTGATTGGTGATTTCGATTTCCTTATCCATATCTATACCCGTTGGAGTTATGGTTCGGATAAAGAATCTTTTACCTTCGTAAGGATTTTCTGGTCTGTGTGAAACCAATCCGTTAGTATGTTCAATTTCTTTCATTGCTAAATCTGGTTTTAGTGATTCCAGGGATTCCAATTAATCCCATGTAGGGTTGAAAATAAGGATATTTCCCTTTCTTCAGAGTTTTATAGTTATCGCTAAATCTTTTCGGAAATACAAGATATTCTCCTTCTAGCATCCTATTGGTCATGAAATAGAGATACGAAGACCTCATTTTAATCCAAGATATGGGTTGATAGCCCATGAACAATAGTTGCCTTTTGAGGTATTTATCCTTTGGTAAGTACCCAACAAATTTTAGGGCAGCCTTTTCAAATTCTTCAAGGTATTCTCTTTGTACCTTAATGAAGATTATATTGTTCATGGTAAGGTACTTGCATTTAGACCTAAACCATAGAGCGAGGCATCCCACTATTGGGGTATAATTCATCATACAGCTGTTGAATATCAACTTTTCTTTCTCGGGCAATCTCTTGTAGATACGGTAAGATAGTATTACGGATCTGTAATCTCTTTTTGTGGATATACTTGGATGAAATGCCCTTCCGTTGTCCAATGAGTTTTTCGGCGTATTTTCTGTCGAATGCTTTTTTACCATGTCTCCTCAGTGTGTTGAACATCATTACTATAAAGTGTCTTCTCCGATGCTTATCTAGCTTATATTCAGGAGGTATTAAGAATTTCTTGGCTTTCACCAAGTGTCCCTTGTACCAAAATTTCGTGGAGCCCTTAGGATAGGGATTTACATCTGAGATGTGATATATTCCTTGTTCGATGAGTTTATCTCCCGAGATTATGTGAATGTAAGCTAATACATCTACTCCGTATATTGCAACCAGGGTAGTCTTAATATGTTTTCTAGTAAAATAAGGTACTCCTGTAAGATGTTTTAGATATAGCCATTTTTTAGTCCTCCTCTTGTAAGTTTTAGGTACCCAAGTCCATATATAGAATCTGTTTCTTCGGATTGGGTCTATACTGGATTCTTTAATTTGTACCATCTTTTAGTTTCCTTTTAGCTCCCCGATACCAGAGACTGATGGATTTATCATTAGCATCTGGGAACTTCTTTTTAACTAAGTTGATAGTTCTCTCGAGAGATCTCCCTTTAGATACCAATTGGAATACATAAGATTTCTTAGTACCTTTGATAAGGTTAAATTCGTCCCTTTCTTTTGGAGGTTTCTTAGTTTTTGGTTTCCTTATTCCTGGTACCCTTCTGGTTTTCTTTTCTCCGTTTTCATCCTCTCCGAGAAAGCCAAGCCTAAGTTTTGAGGATCTTAAGGGATTATCTTTTTCATAAGCCAGAGATTCCAATTGTTGGTCCATCCATTCATCGTATTCATCGATGAGATGTTTATTTGGCTTATTATCGGATGTATTAATGAACTTAATGAGATCAAATACTCCAGCTGAGCAAGCATCTGGGAAAGGCATTCCTAAGATAACTGCCCGTCTTTTGAGATCTCTATATTTCATGTTCATACCCTGGTGAGAAAGGAGATTTAATTTCTCCTTGCTCGGGGCTTTCTTTTCGGTTTTCTTCTTTTTAGGCATAACATCTATGTTTGTAATAACGATTTTCTAATAGAGGGTATGTAAAACCATATCCTCGGATAGGTACTAAATTCTTTCTTAACAAGTTCTTAAATACCGATACTGGTATATTATTGGTTACTATCCAAAATTGATTGGATTGAACTTTCCAATGTTTTACCATCAGAGCAACTATTGGGAGATTGGGGAATAAGTTATATCTCCGAGTTCTGTAGCACCAATTCTTATCAGGGAATTGGTCAAGGATTGCATCGGCATCCAGAGTACTAAGGTTAAATTCAAATTTTTCGTCCATATATAAATAAGGTGTTAAAAGTTAAAACAATAAATAACACTGCAAATATAAGTAATTTATTTTATATATCATCTTTTTTCTTATTTTTCTTTTTATTTGCTGAGGTTCGCTTGGGGATATGGGTGTTGTAAGCTACATCCAAGTTCTTTACCGAGAATTCGATATTGTTTACTTGGTTGTAATTTACTGCCGATTCTATGCAGTTGCGATATTCAGGCCAGAATTTCTGTCCAAGCTTTACATCTGCGGTTTTAATAAAGTAATTGGCAACCATAAATCCGAAAGCATCAGCTAGTTCCCTTTCCGGAAATACATAGATATAGCATTTAGAGAATTCGTTGACTGTTTCTAGATCCACTTTCACCGGAATCACTTTATAGCCATCGGAGTATAGATCCCTATTTACCAAAGTTACCCAGTACCTTTCGGAATTCTTCCTTTTCTTGAGATACTTAAATCTTTGTTCTAGCCTTCTAAGCATCCAAGCAGGTATTTTCCTTATAAGATACTTAATGTAAATCTTATCCTTCTTGTTTAGCCTCCTTTTGAATGCCGAAGGTTGTTGGATTAATGCAGGTAAGATCCTGGAATTATTCCATCTATCGAATTCAAGGATTAATCTCCGAGTATCAATATCCCAAGGGTCATGAGATTCATGGAGCCTTTTCATATTCCTTAAGATATTCTCGGTAGTTACCTTTGGTAGCTGCATAGTAGAATCACCAGAATAAATAGAAGCCTCCTTTCTAGATAATCGTTTCTCTATACAGCCTTCAATGTAATCTTGGAAATTTCGTTCACAAGGGCAATTTGGATTGAAGATGGATTCATGTAATTCAAAGAAATCGGTAAAGAGCTTAAAGAACTTTACAGACCTTTCTCGGATCTCAATGTACTTATAGTGAGATAGTTTTAAGATCTCTCCAGCTTCCCAAGTAGATTTACTTGCAGACATCTGAAGGAATAAGGATTGCTGTTCCCTCTCGGTTAAACAGCTCCAAGCTTTTTGTTGGGCAGCATTCATATCCTTTTCTTTGATAAGATTGATTCTATGGATTCTTCGGTTATCTTCTCTGAATCGTATTCCCTGGAATTGGCATATAGTTTATCCTCATCGTAATTAGAATATACTGAGTAGAGAACATGATTGAAAGGTACATTGATTTCCATTTTGCCATTTTCGGGGTATAGCATAAGCTTTACCATTTGGGCTTGGTAATTTATGTCCAATACTGTTGCATCTACTCCTTCATAGGGATATACCTTAAGTACTAAGTAATCTCCAATCTTTATAGAAGTAATATCATCCACGGAGAATTTCTTGTTTTCTCTAGAAAGCCTCTTAAATCTCCTTACTTCGGATCTTGGGCAAGTTGCTACGATTGAGAAATCATCAAAGTCTTCGGCATTATCTATTCGAGCCCTTTTCTTCTTTGGGAATATGGTTTGAGTATCCTTAAGGAAACTTCTGATACCAGGTATCTTCTTTTTGAGTTTATTTAAGAATGGTCTAGAGTATGCTTTTTCTAAGGGCATCCTGATAAAACCATAATTAAATAAGATGGGTACTTCCTCAAAATTAAGTTTACCCTTGATTGCCTTTCGTAATACCTTTACAGTTGGAACAATTGCCTTTACATGTTCAAAGCCATAATCCTTAAGATCTTGGTTAATGGTATGAAAGTATTTCCTTTCTAAGTAGAAGATTGTGTATACATACTTACTCTTTTTCATGGTTAAGTGATTTTAAGGATGACTTTATGAACTTATGGAATAACTTATATGGTACCTTAAGAATTCCAGAAGCCATATAAACGTGAAGATGGTAATCTCCAGAATGAAGAACCATGTGATTGCCTTCATAATACTGATTTATAAAATCACTGGCATGTTCACTGATAACAAAAAAGAATTCCTCTTTAGGCATTGAATTATACCTCATACAAAGGATTGGATATTTCTGGGATCTTCGAGCATCTTCTACTACCTGATCCCAGAATTTAAGAATATCGCATCCTTTGTTACCTAAGAGTACATGTTCGAATTTTATATCCTTATATGATTTACATTCGATTGCTAATTTACAACGATGGCCATGTTTGGGATCAGTACAGGTAATATCGGATGTAGCATCTTTATTACTCCACCATGACCCAGACCCCAACCGATTGCGTTCAAACTTAAAGCCTGCCCACTGAGTGAACCAGGCTCCTATCTTTCTTTCGAATTTGTTTCCCTTATTCTTACTATTCATAGCTATATGGTTTTTATATAACCATATAGTTCCTAGAGGCTCTTATAACAAGACAGGCCATGTACCTTTTCTACCTGTAAAATTTTTGAGTTTCTGATGGGTAAGGATTCGATATGAGATATAAGAAAGAGGGTTTTGTTTTCGAAAACTTTTTGGATTAGTTGGCAAACAATCTCTATGTTATCGGATGATAGGGATTCGAATACCTCATCCAAGAAAGCAATGTTAATACCCTTAGATGCTGTTAGTGATTGATTCATTGCAAAAGCCATTGCAATGTTAACTAACTGTTTTTGGCCTCCGGATAGTTCATCATAATCTGCATAATGATTATCTATCTCGATTGTAGTTACGAATTCTTTTCTAGCACCTTGTAAGTCAACTTCGAATCCTATTCTGAATCCTAATACATCTGAGTATTTCTCAAGTTCTTGGTTAAGGAATCCCAGGGATGAATCAAATATGTAAGCCTTGATTCCATTGTTACCAAGAGGATCTGAGATCAACCAATCATAATCCTTGAGATCACATTCTTTATTATGAAAATCCTCATCTACCTTTCTAAGTTTCTTCCTTAGTTTTCTTATCTTTTCTCGGTACTCGGGAGACATTACTTTTTTCTTCTCTTCTCCGAGCTTCTTAATCTCATAATCTATCTCTGCCAAATCTGATGCAATATCTTTACATTCAGCCTTAAGCTTCTCATATTGGCTTTGAGTTTGATTTAATTGTGATAGACGTTCTCTAAGGTGTTCTAGGCCATTCTGATGTTTTTCTATATCCTTAAATGCCTGACGTATGCGTGAGAGCTTATTAATAGCTGTATCATACTTATGTCTCTTCAATAAGGAGATAATATCATCTACTACCTCATCCAAAGGCTTATTGGATATTTGTTTAGCTTCCCTGATAGATGCTTGCATTTGTATTATTTGTTCTTGTATATTGCGTATCTTCATAGGTAAGCTTCTATCTACCTCTTCTGATATACCTTTTTGTTTTTTAATTAGAACCTCAGTTAGCGATTTCCTTTCTTCCTTAAGTTTCCTCCTTTCTTCCTTGATTTTTGAGGTAAAGGATTTTTCTTGAGCTCTAAGTCGAAAATAAGTTTCCCTATTTTCCTCGAGTTGAGCTTTTAGGATCTTTGATTCGTTTTCTACTTGGTTTATATCTCTTAATATATCATTTCTATCCTCCAATGCGATGCCTTTGGCAATGTTCAAGTATTCTAAGTCAAATACTTCTTCGAATATCTTTTTCTTATCTTGATTGGACTCTTGTATGAGTCGTTTGATGCCTTGTCCAAACATTATAGAATTCATAAATAGAGAATAACTCATCCCAAGAACTCTATTTATCTCATCCTGGAGAGCATTCTTTCCTTTTATGTCTACTAACTCGGCATTTTTGATAAGTATAAGCCTTGAATTACCTTTTGCTCCATCTTCAAGAGTATCCTTAAAGTTAAGGCAACGAATTATTTGGTAGGTATCTTCTCCTTTTTGGAAATATACATCCACATAAGTACCCTTATATCCTTTGGGTTGTGATTCTGTCCAGGTATTTACATTGGAAATACCTTTTAGGTTCTTACCATATAAACACCATACGAGAGCAGAGAATATAGAACTCTTCCCATTCCCATTGGCACCTCTAATTACAGTGATACCAGGTTGGTTAAGTTGTAAACTACATTCTCCAACTGAACAGAATCCTTTTATGTGTAGTGAAATAAACTGTATCATTCTTCTGCTCGTTTTAGGGTTCTGATTAAAAGGTTTTGTTTCTTCTCATCCTTGATACCTTTCTCTTTTAGGTACCTTTTTGCTAGTTTAGTTTTAGTTAATTGCTTAGTAATCTTATGGTTAGTACTTGCTTGTTCACTAGTTTTTTGCTTAGGTACTACCGTATAATAATTACCATCATCCTTAATCTCATCTTCGGATTCAACATCGATAAATTTAGGAAATTTATCGAAGGCTTTGAATTTTACTGATAGGTCTTCATATACTAACCAGAATCCGAGTTTGCAATTTTTATCAGTTCTTCGTTGTTGTAGAGGAGCTCCTACCATATATACCTTCTTTGATAATCTTTGTGGTTTATGTATATGTCCACATAATACTAAGTCAAATCGGTTTAGGATATTGAGATTAAGATTTTCTACTGAATCTACCTTTCTACCGTCTGTATCCTCAGCTCCAGGATAATCGGTATGTAATAGGAGAATGTGTTTATACCCTTCCTCTAATTCAAGGTTCTTAAGATAATCATTTAATCCTATATTATGGTCAATATAGGGTACTCCATATACCTTGATTTTTAGTTGAGTAGTAGGATACATATCATAACTACTAAAGGATAAGTCAGTTAACCAAAATGGATATATCTTTGAAAAGTAATGTATCCACCCATGTACTGGATTTTTAATGGTACTAACTCGATGGAGATCGTGATTGCCTTCTATAGCTAAGCAATTAAAAGCTAGTTTAGCCAAGTACTCTTGATTGAGTAATGATAATTCCTGGCTCATATTATCTGCTTTGTGAAACATATCTCCACAAAATAAGGCTGGGCACTTATACTTCTTACATAAATCGTTTATAATCGACAAAACCCTGAAGTGATTCAGGGTTCTTTGATTGTCTTGATTATGTTTAGCCCAGTCATTCAGGTGTAAATCTGAAAATGCTATGGCTATTACTTTCATAGGAATTGGTCTATTAGTTTGTTCCTTAAGTTAATATCTAGTTCGGATATTTCTATTACTTTAGTTTGCCCGTATGGAGAAGAGATTAAGTATTCTTGAGCTCCCCATTGTAACGAGGTATTCTTAAACAATCCTCCCAAGTAACTCCAGGTTTTGGTGGGTTCAGCTCCCCAAGCATCCAATACCAAACTCATTATCCCAGATATTAATACCTGGAAATAATTGGATGTAACTCGTTTACCATTCTCTTCTGTTAACCATTCCCTTATTTGAAACATATTTAAGGGCAAGTAGATGAGATGAGTACAGTATTTATTGAGACACATCTTGCAAAGTTCAATGAATTGTTCTATCTCACAAGCTGGTATCTTACCTGCCTGCTTATAATAAAAATAAGCTGCTAAATCCAAGAAACTTCTATCCGATACAAAATCATCCTTATCCTGGAATAACTTCTTCCTGAGATTAAGGATTTTATAATCCTCCATATAGAGATCCTTAGAATCCCTTCCTAACATATCCTTGTGAGATATATCCTTGGTTTCTGGTATTAAATCTGATACGGAACCAGATAGATATACTATGTCCTTAGCTACTGATAGACCTTCTGCCAGGGTAGTTTTTCCTATCCCCGAAGGACCTGCAAACATTACTTTCATAGGTGTAAATCTTTGAATGGTTGTATAAAATCATTTGTCAGGAATGAAGATAATGAGTATTCGATTGCAAGGTTCTTGAATTTCTCAAGCTTCATTTCTTTACTCTTATACTCTTTGAGTGGGAACTTTTTCATCGGTACATTATCTACCCACCAATGTAGGTCTATAAGTTTCCGATTAGTTTCTGCAATCTCTACATGAGATGTTTGATGATGATGTTCTAGATATTTGTCCAATGTACCGAATTCATCTAGGATTTTCCTTGCTCTTACTGGACCTATACCTGGAATACCCTTAATATCATCAGATTGGTCACCTACCATTGATAACCAGTCTACGGTTTCTTCGGATTTATATCCGAAAAGTTCTTGGCAATTCCTTACGGTTACTATCTCATCCTTTCTTTGGTTATATATCTTTACCTGTTCACCAGAAAGGAGTTGATTAAAATCCTTGTCTGAGGTAACGATTATGAATTTGTATCCTTTTCTCCCATCGATTCGTATACCTTTTTCTTTAGGCAAGTATTTTAATAATGTGTATGCTAAGAAGTCATCTCCTTCATAATCGTTGAGTTTCTTCTTGTCATAAATATATTTAATTCTTAGCATACCCAGCATCTTTATAATAACTGCCTTTTGTTGTTGGAGAGATTCATAATCAATAGAGATATTTTTCCTATGTTCCTTATAATGAGGATTGAGTTCCATCCTTTTCTTCGAATGACCATTATCAAAGGTAATATATACATCCGTAGGATAGAACCTTACAAAGTACTTATGTAATAACCTGAAGAATCCAAAGATTGCTCCAGATGGTTTACCATCGGTTGATTTGAGAGTACTGAATTTGTGAAAGGCGGTGTGTAGTACTCCTTCGCCGTCTATCAGTAATATGTGTTTTATGGGTTTTACTGGCATATCTTCTGTTCCTCCTCTCCATAAAAGTAATACATAATCTTATCAAGGTTCACAATAGCCCTATCCCAATCTGCAAATAGGATTTGAATAATGAGCTGAGTGAAGTTATAGAAATACATCTCATTTATGTCCTGCCGTTTACTGCAGTTAAAATGATTTCCGAATTGTGAGCAGTATTCTGTGATGAATTTGGAATCTACTACTAATTCGTAAGGTTTTCTAATTCCCATATCTCTTGCCATAGATAGGATATGTTTTGCCTTATCAAGGTCCGATACTCCATTCTTGTTCCAAAATCTAGAGATATATTTAATTGGCTCAGCCTGGAACCAGTTTATCTGATTTACTGATTTATACAGGTGTACTGGTTCCCATTTAAGATTCTCATAGTGAGAACCATTTACTTGGTGCATATTATTCGTTGTCTTCATCTTCGTCTTCGTTTGATTCATTATATGATTCGTATTCTACTCCATCTACTGGATAGTAGTTTACTGATAATCCTTCGAGTTTCTTCTTAGTAGTACCAATGGTATTTATATCGGCTTTCCTTAAAAGTTTTCTACGAAGGTCATCATCTTCTTCCAAGAGCTTTTGGAATTTCTCTTCTCCTCTTGCCAGAGTATTACCCTTGAACTTATAAATACCTCCTGAGGTTTTTTCGATGATGTCATTCTCTACCAGTACATCTTCTAAACCATAGCATCTATCAAACCCAACCTCATGGAATTTTGGATTGAAATACACTGGGCATTTTGAGATAGTAGGTCTCGGAGGAGCGACCTTATTTTTGATAAGTCTGATGGTGACCAATTTTCCAACTTTCCGTTCTTTTCCCTTTGACTTGATTGTAAGGGTTTTTCCAGAGTAGAATGCAGCTCTGATTGAAGCATAGAACTTAAGTGCCGCACCTCCTGTAGTTGTTGTGTTATCTTTTCCAAATCCGACATTTAATGCAGTTCTTAATTGGTTAATATAAATTTGTGTTACTCCCAAGCGATAGAAGAATTCGTTGCGAACTCTGAAGTATTTGTAAAGAGCTTTTGCTCTACCTCCCATCTCAGCCTTCCCGTCTACCAATTTAGAATCTATATTATCTGAGCAATCCATTGCTGCTATAGAATCGATTACTAATAATATAGGTTCATTATGAGTTAATTGGGATCTCAAGAAGAGAGCAATATCTGCAACAGCATCTGCAACATATTCAATCCTTGTATCATTTACTACGGTTACTCTTTCAGGATCTACTCCATTTGCCTTTGCCCATGAATTCATCCAAGATTGTTCGGCATCTACCCATATTACTGCTCCACCTAGTTGTTGGCAAGCATAAGCAAAGTTATATGCTATAAGTGATTTACCTGATGATTCTTCTCCTGCTACTTCGAGGATTTTACCAAAGGGTATACCTCCTCCGAATGTATAGTTAAGTGCAAAGAATGTTGATGGTAACCATAAACCAGTTTCTTGAGTTTCTGAAGCCAGTTTGATCATACTCCCATATTTCTTAAGGAGTTCGTTTTGTGTTGGAACCTTTAATCCTATTTTTCCTTTAGCCATAGTATTTCTTTATTCCGATTTCATCCTCTGTTAATACTTCTCCTGTCTCCTTCCAGTATAGAGTAACTTTTACTCTATCACCTATCTTTCGTACTCCATAAACATTACCATATATGTCGGTATCTGCTTCTTCTATGGGTTCAGTCTGTAATTTAATACTCAGGTTTTCCCTTAAAGCTAATTTTAACCTATCTTTATCCATATCTCAAAACATTAAAAAGGGATGACCTAGATTGGTAATCCAAGCCATCCCAGACAAATTAAACCATATACCAATCTTAAATATCGGATTTATACTTCCGTTTCTTTTTCTTCTCTTCCATGTAATGGTCTTTATGAATACCCTTGTCCTTCTTCTTTTTGGATTTTTCTTCCTCGTCTTCGGATGTATGGTCTTCATTGAGGAATTTTTCAAGGATCTCCTCTAACTCCTCGTAGGATTTAATCTGGGATCTTACAATGCCTTCGAGGTCGATTGTACCCCGATATTTCTGATCCAACTTTGTGGGTTTGCATTGAGTAGCAGAATAGGTTGTATCGAATTTACCCGAGCCAGATCTCTTAATCTTAATGTCATAACCATTAATAGGATCTGTCATATCTCCAGCTTCATCCTCATCAAGGTAAAGTTCAGTAATATCTTGATAAACTTGGCGAGGTACCAAAACTCCTTTATCTTTACCTTCGTAATCAACCTTAGTTCCTTTCTCATCCGAATAGATGATTCCTCCAATTACGTATCTTCTTCTTGGGATCAGAAGTTTTGCTAATTCCTTGTCATCCTCATCTTTGGAGTTTTTGAGTTCTTCATACTTCTCCATAAATGGACAAGGTTCTCCAAATGTAGCTGGAGATATAACTCCTCCAAGCTCTCCTCCAAGGTAGAATTGAATAACCTCGATTCCCAGTTCTTGGTCATCACCTGGAGATTTCATTCTCATTCGTAATACACCTTCTTTAGGAAATACGAATCCATTACCATTACCTCTTGATTCTAATGCTTTCTTACGGGCAAGCATTTTATCTCTGGTTGTCATGCCAGAGGATTTTGATTTCTTATCTTTTTTCATATCATCCTACCATATTAGGTTCTGAATATATTACTTCACTCATTGAAAGAACCGAGAATGTAGAATTCTTTACGATGTCATGTACCTGTTCAGGGAACAAATCCAAGTCGAATTCTAGTTCTTTACCAGCATACAAACCATAGGTAACTACCTTTCCTTTAGTAGTAAGCTCTTTGTAGGTTTTGTAATCCTCGGTAATTTCTCCTTGGATTAATACAACTCCTTTGCGAGGAACTCCTTCCTTTACCTGGCCAGGAATGATGATGCCAGATTTGGTTGTGTTTACATCTTTCGGAGAAATAATAAGTACTCGATTTTCTGTGGGTACACCCGGAATACACTTAGCCATAAGATCGGCTACCATTGTTGAAATTAAGTTTAACTGATACATAGTTTAATATATTTGGTTAATAACTTATAGTTGTTTCCTCAAGTTTGCGTTAAGTGATCTAAGAATATCTTGACGAGCTTCATAAGCTTTGCATATCGAAATATACTTGTTTGCTTTTTCTACAGCTTTCAAATACCTCTCATATAAACTTTGATATTTGGGATTGGTATTAGCCTTATGAGATACATAATCATTAGACCATCTTTCATTAGAATTCTTATAGAACACCCAAGCATTACTATAGGCAGCATCCTTTTCCCTTTCTAGATTATCTCTTTCTCTTATTGCTTTATCCTTTAGTGCAAGGAATATGTAATAACTAGAAGGAGAATCTAGAAGCTGGGATTGAAGGATATTCTTATCTATTGATAACTCTTTATTGAGGTCAATAGTTAATATGTTGTTCTGAAATCTTACCTTCAAGGGTTTCACTTTTGTTTTCATCTTCGAGGATTAAGTTCTTTAGGATTTCTTTTGGATATTTACCTTTCCTTAATGCTTTATCAACTTGATTGAAAGCCATAAATCTAGCAGTGTTCATAATCGGTAAGTTAAGCTGAGATTTATATTTGGCAATCATATCAGCGAAAGCCATTAATCTTAGATCATATAAGTTATCGGTACCTCCTCGATCTACCATAAGAAGGAATAGGTACCAATAAATATGGGTAGCATCCTCATAAGACAAGGTTGCATTATCTGGGTCCTCATCTGTAGCCATTACCTTGAAAGCTTCTTTCTCTAAATCATTTAGGAGAAATTGTACTCGTTTAAGTAATGGTTTGAGTTGGTTGAACATATATTTATCTCGACCTTTCATAACCAGGTTGTGATTATTAAGGTATCTCTGTAAATCTTCGATAGCATAACCTAAGCATCCTGCTATCATGTAGGTAAGACTACTCATCCTACCTGCGTCTCTTAAATGATTCTTCTCCATATCAATACACTGGTAGATATTCATATAATAAGATTCCATTATTGCATACAGGGCAATAAGTAAATACTTTCCTGTATTCAGTACCGCCCCCCGTCAAATAATCTTAATTCTATTAGTTCATCGGGAGTATCTGTAAACTCAGTATGACACATAGGACACTTACATAATCTTAGTTTACTCTCTTCACCTTTTCTTAAAATCTCTTTCATATTCCTTCATCTGTTTGTTAAACCTTGTTTTATAATCTTTAATTTCAAGATGTTTATACTTCTTAGCTTCGGCCATGTATTCCTCAACTGAGAAATCGGGTTCTAGCATTTTATTATAATCATAACCGGGGATGAATGGTAATTCTTCTGCCATCGTTCTACCAACATTCATATCCATTGACATATCCACATCATCAATACTAAAACCAAAGAATGGTTTAGTTAAAGGGTTCCTAAACAAATCCCACATGTGATATACAGTATAAACATTGATATCGGATGGATTAGCGAAGAAGTATGAAGCATCATGTACAAGGCATACTAAATCCATTTTCGGAAAAATCCCCTGTCTCATCATCCAATATAATAATACCGAACCAAATAAATTCATATCTGAAGCTGCTGATTGACAAGGAAAGTTGAGTGATAATCTTACTGCATAAGCTGCTTCTTCTTTACTCCCATATATTTCTGGTAATCTTCTTTTACGACCGAATAGTGAAACTAAGTAACCATGTTTTCTAAGGAATTTCTCTTGCTTCTCCTTAAATTTCTTAAGCTTTGGATGCTGACTAAAGTATACATCCATTTCCTTTTGAGCTTCTTCTTTAGATACTATTAAACCAGCTTTGGGATCCGATAATTTAATTGCCAAGAGATTAGCTCCGATTCCATAAATCAATCCGAAAGCAATTTGCTTAGCTTGCTTTCTTCTACCTTTCCAAAGCTTATAATCAAGATGAGATTCATCATCATAAGCTTTTAATGCTTCTTCATAGGGTACTCCATATTTTTGAGCAGCAATAGCTAGGTGAGGATCCTGACCTTCCCTAAAAGCTCTAAGATATGTTTCATCTCCTGAAAGATGAGCCATGATTCTTAATTCTGCCTGAGAAAAGTCCATAGCAAAATAGAGTTTACCCTTTGGAGCTATTAATTGTTTTTTGATATTAGGATCTACAGAAGTTTTTGGAACCTGCTGCATATTGGGTTCTGAAGAACTTAATCTTCCAGATGTAGTTCCTATTATGTTGAATTTACCATGTAAGCAAGAATCATCCTGTACTTTATTATGCCACCCTTCAATGTATGTAGTATACATTTTCTCTAATCCTCTAAGATCTAAGAGATTATCAAGAAAGATAGCTTTTGGTGATTCTGGGTTTTTAACAGTCATCCGTAGGTTAACCAGAGTTTCTTCATCTGTACTTGGTTTACCCTTATCAGACTTCTTATTTATAGGGAAATTAAAACCTTCTTCTGAAAAGAGAAGTTCAGGTAAATCTAATGGAGAGCCCAGATTTAAGGGTCTGATAAGTTCTTGTTCTTTCTTGGTTGTGAATTCACCCGCTTTAATCCTTGCAATCTTATCCTCTCTAGATCTTATTTGCCTCTGTTGAGTTTCTGGGTCCAGGTCTTCGATTTCAGATTCAATGCTAGCAATATATTTATCTATCTTCTTCTGATTATATTGTTTAGTAAACTTCTTTACTCTTGGAAGATTGTAGATTGCCTCATTTGCTGCCTCAATCTTAGGTTTATATTCTTCTAACAACTTCTGATTAAATTCTCGGTCCATGTATAAACCATTTTTCTCAGCCGAAGTTAATACCCTTGAAGCAGTCATGATAAGATTACGGAAGGTATTATACATCCCTATATCCATAAGTTTCTTTTCAAAGAATATAGTTAACCTGAGAGTATAATCTGTATCCTGACATCCGTATTCACAAAGTTGTTCAAGAGGTTTTTGATCCCAGGGTATCTTATCGAATGCTTCTTGCTTTTCATAATCTCCATACTGAGGAAGAAATCTTCTTACCATATCCTTCAAACCATTAGGACGATTTTCATCTAGAGCATATTTTGCAAGCATACCGTCTATTAATGTCCCTCGGTAGAATATATTAAACTTCTCCCATATCTGGTTATCAAATTTTGCATTCCATGCTATCTTAGTTACATCGGGATTTTCTAATAACTCATGTCCTACTTTTAGGATAGCTTTTTTCCATGGAAAGTTTTTAGGTGTTTGTGGGTGTTCTGTAGGGATTGAACATCCAAATCCTGGTTGGAATGAAATAGATAGAATGGTTGTTTTGAAAGTACTGTTATAGAGTGATTCTGCATTGGTCTCCCAGTCATAAGAACAGTAGCCAGTTTTCTTACAACATTCTATTAGTTGATCTACCTCATCCATAGATTGTATTATATGGTATTTTGTCTTCATAAGTCTACTGTTAAAATTAAAATGGGAGATCTACTTTCCCAAGCAAACCTCCCTCTTACTTACTGAAAAAAACTAATCAACAACGCTGAGTTTGAAAAATCATTTCACATCATCGATATTGGTATTTAATAGATACCAATCTTTTTTATAGGCATGAAGTGAATCTATAGTATGATATAGATATCCTGGCAATATACCTACTTCTCTTGCAATATATTCCATTAATCTCCATGCCAAGTATACATCGTTACCAAAATGTTGAATGAAATCGGATGATCTTTGATGGTAGCAAATATGTAATACCTTTTCTCCTTTTGGACTCCATCTAATAAGGAAATCATAATACATAGAACATGGGATTCTACCTACTCCATCCAATCTCTGAGAATCAACGGATGGGTCAAAAATACTTAATATAGCTTTCCGAGTTCCCGGATCATCTTTTAATAGTCTAATGATATTATTAAGGTAAGTTTCCGGTGAATCCTTATAATATGCTACGGTATTCATCCTCTCATTATAAGTATAATCGAATCTACCGTTATTATTAAGGAATTGTTCCCAAAGTTCCTTCCTAAGTTCCCAAGCTTTTCCTGGATTAAAGAAAGGAACAGTTACCCTTTCTTCAAATTCTGCATCTGCCCAATCTCTTGCATTAGTATAGGTGAATAACCATTTTGGATCTGGCATACCCGTTAAGCAGTACTGTTGGCAAATAATTTCCTTGGTAACAAAATCCTCGTTACCTTCGATATACTTATTCTGATAATGCTTCGGTTTTACGATAGCTCCGTAGGAAGATAATTCTCTCCCCATTTCTGACATCAAATCGTGGGTGTTACTAAAGATTCTCATAACTTTTTCTGTTTTTTAAGTCTAGCTTTATACCTCTTTCTCTGAGAATACGATATACAGTCTTCTGGATATTCAATATCCTCATATTCTAATAGTAACTGTTTTGCAAAAAGATCCCGGTAAGTATACAAATCCGGACGAAGTACCTTGAAACATCTGAAGAATACCTTGAAAGAGGAGAATTGATTCTCGGTACCATTCTTAAATTTATCATATACCTCGTTAATTCTTACTATCCAGGGATTCTTTTTATCACATCCCTTGAGTACCTTCTTTAATGGTTTGTAGGCATCATACATAAGTAATGTTTCTACATTACCATACATTTGAGTAGCGAAGAGATTAATCTGTACAGATTGTTCTGGGCCATATACATATTCTGCCATTCTTTGAATCAACAGGAAGTCAAAGATTAATCTTTTAGTAATCTCTGATGCTCTTATTACCATGGTGATTACGGGGATATCTTCCTGGAATCTCTTTGAGAATGTAGCAGCTAGCAAACATTGTTTACCATTATCATGATGATTATTGAACAGATAGCTTATGTTATAATTTTGGTTATAACTGGCTTTCAATGTTCTTAATCTAGAGCGTATAAGATCCAGCTTATTAAAGTCTATGTAGTTGTTTAACAAGGATGACCACTTAGTAGCAGTGTAGTTAAAGCATCTACCATAATTAAAATCTGGATCTACCCAAGCCTTTCGTATCTTTATAAATACGTTATATACTACAGCCAAGCCAGCATTGGCAATGGCTCCTTTCTTAAATAGGATAGGCTCAAGCCTTAGGAATCCTTCATTCAATTTTTCCCATGCTTCCTGTGAAGTAGCAAATTCGAGTGAATGTATAGTTTCTTCAGGATTGAGCTCTAATCCTTCTAATTTCTTGTTCCAACCTCCCATCTTATAATGCTTTAAAAAATTCTCTAAAACACCCATGTCTACTCATGACTTCATAGAATTCCTTAACTAAGGGGCCAACTTCACCTATCATGAAACTTGCTCCACCCTTGTTATCTCTTGATAGTAACATTATGTTAATCGGATTACCCGGATTCTGTTTATTGTATTCGTTTACCTTATCGAATATCTCCTTCATCATGATGGTAAGAGAATCTTTATCTCTACCCTTTTCTATCTTTACTTCTTCCTCTTTCTTCATACTAGTATGGTTATAAACTAAGTACTAATACTTAGTATCCTGTGGAAATTCTCCATAAATTTAACTGTTGCTTCTTGTAGAATAGCTCATAATAATCCTGAGGAGTAAATCCTACAAATGCAAGGAATCCCATATACATGTAGAAGGATTTTACAAGCTCATCCTGATATTCTAGTTCCTTAGTCATAACTGGAGTTTGTTTCCATATACGACTTTTCAAAAGGTTTCTAGCAGTAGACAAATGATAGATTACTTCGAATATCAGAGACTTAAACTCTTGAATCCTATCTTCACTAAGTTGATGGAATCCTGGGGTTATCGGATCTTTATCTCCAAAGAAATAACCCTTATTCTCAGCATCATTACCTTCTTTATATTGCATTGCTACACCATATTCGAAGATTTCCTCCCAGGTAAGTACATCCTTATATGAAAGGAGATCTTCTGGTCCTATGTTAGAGAATTCGAATAAAGTGAGATAAAATCCCAAAGCATCTGCCTGTTCCTCATTAGCATTCTGAAGGTGATTGTAGATTTCCTTAGATTCCCTTTCGGTTATAAGGTTCTTATTCCAACCATGTTGGTTCATAATATCCCTTATCTTATAAAGAGATTCCATACCTTCAGTAAGTTCCTCAATCACATTACCAATAAAATCCTTGAGGATTCTTTGTTGGTTTGGATTGTTTACATCGAAAGGCCAATCAGGTAATATCTCGATGACCCTGTATAACTCTAGTTGCTCTCGGTTATATTCAAATACCTTAGGCAACAACTGAACCGAAGTGCATGTCTCCGGTTCAGATTTAATGTTCCTAATATCCAAGATTATGGTTCCTCCGTTATTTCATATCCCTCATCATCCAGTTTTTCAAATTCGGATACTGTGATTAATTCAGGAATCGTTTGATATGTGAATAATTGAATCAGTTGAACTAAAGGTCCTCCGGCAGGTAGATCAATCACTTGAGTTGTAGGATTACATACTCCAATGATGAGTTCTCCATCATTGCTTTCTACTGATTCAATGGTGAACTGAAGACCCTTATAGATGGCATAATTCTTATGATTGATTACCTTAAGTGAACTCTTTTCTGGAGTAAACTTAATCTTCAGTCCCGTAGGAATCAATACTCTAGCATTCTGTCCAATTGTGATAGTTTTGATATGCCCATTATCTCTTCTATCCAAGTCGAAAGATACCTTGCCCAGACCATTGGGATTAAAGATCTTGGTAAACCAATGATAAGTTTGAGATCCTATGCCTTGATTGAAAGGCATAATCTGTTCCATTGTGATATCGGTTGGGATATAAATTGTGATCCCATTGCCTTCCTTTAATGGAGATTTAACTACTCGAGTTGTAGTATACTTGATGTGAGAGTATTCGAGTTTGTGGATTCGATTTTCATGATCCTCAAGTGTAGGATCTACTACATCCTTTCTCCAAGTTTCCAATACAGTTACCCTTCCATTCAAGGCAGCAATATCGGCATCATGCTTTGCCTCTAGTGCATTCATTTCTTGGGTATGCTTGTTACTAAGGGAAGTGATATTTGCATTTGCTTGACTAAGCCCATTTTGCAGGGATTGAATTGAGGATTGATGATTATGTACACTACCCTCAATTGAATCTATATCGGTTTCAATCCCATCTACTCTTGAAGTTAACTGATTTAACCTCTGTTCTAATTCGTCTAATGTTGCCATGATATTTATTGATTATCTGATGAACCAAATCCTTTAATTCCCCTTGTTCCCCAAGTCTCTGCCAATTCCTCATACTCCGTCAAGGAAATTTCCTCAGGTGTAGTGAGATAAATGGGTACATGGATGAACTGAGTTAATTTCTCTCCTCTCTGAATCTGAACATAATGAACAGATGTATTAAAGATACCAATATGTACTTCTCCAGTATAGGGAGAATCTACTACCTGAGCAGTAAATATCAATCCCTTCTTGGTAGCTAATCCAGATTTATTGGCAGCTGTAAGCATACTGCTTTTAGGTTCAAGCAGTACTCTTATACCTGAGGGAATTAATACTCTAGCATGAGGTGCCATCTCTATCAGGCATACCGTTTCACCTTCAATGTTGGGATTGATATTGATCATACCATTCCAAGAGATATCCTCTCTCTTGAGATCCCAGGGCATATAGAAGTCTAACCCTGCATCTCCTTCGTTGCTTCTTGAGGGAGTTTTTACATCCCTTACTCTAGCGAATCTTAATCTGTTCATAACTTTATTCCTATTTTAATTAAAAACTTTCTGTATGTGATATTAGGTTTATACTTAGTGATACCTACCTTAGCCATGATCTTATCTAAGTCACCCTTATTACTTAATAGGTTTTGAATGCAGGTATCTAGTGATAAAGTATCGGTTGTTCTTTGTTTGTATACATTGAAATACTTTAAGAACGTATCTAGCTGTTGATTTGTACTCATTTCTTTATTGATAAATAAATGGTTCGTATTCTATCCTTTGGTACTTCAAACTTTGCTACTGCAGACTCAATGATTTCCTTTCTAGCCTTCCCTTTTCTTTTAAGAGACCTGATATACTTTTTGATTCCATCAGTATCTTCCAGAACGTCTAAGTCCTTGTAGTTATTCTTCTTCTCCAGTTCTTTCCGGGTGATATTCAATGCTTGGCTAGTTGCAAATGCACAGAGCTCAGAGTCTCCGCATAGCTTGCATTCCTTAGTTGATAGATTGTAACTTTTACCGAAACAAACATCCTCTGGAGTACCAAGAGACTTTAAGTCAATTACAGTAAGAGGTTCTACACTGTCTATTTTTCTATTCTTTTTCATAAATTTGAGGATTTTTTAATGGCTCTGTAAGTAGAAGTTTTACTTATGTCTAAGATTCTAGAGATTTCACTTGGAGAAAACCCTTGATCCCTGAGTTTTAATATCCTATCCAAGTACTTTAATAAGAATTTAGATTTTCTTTGTCTACCATCCTTAACCATCTGTTGCATGTTCTCTCCTTGAGTACCCCATTTAAGATTCTCTACTCTATTATCAGTGGGATCATTGTTTAAGTGTATTACCAGATCACATTGATTAGGATTGGGTATAAAAGCTAAAGCTACTAATCTATGTATCTTAGTTCTATGTTTAACACAAGTACCTTCTCTTGGTATGCTTATAGTTAGATACCCATTGTGAACCTGTGATGGTTTTAATTCAAAAAACCCATACTTAGTTTCTTTATAAATATAACCATCCCTTGATACTAGATACTTAGAAGAATATCCTGGTATTCTTCGTAAGTAAGGTGTTTTTTGATTCTTCTTCTTACTCATAGCATGTTAAATCTAAAATTAATATCCTTATAATAATATCGGTCTATCTTTATGATAGAGAATCCGAAGTTATGTATAAATAGATCTCTGAGTTCAGATAGAAGAGGTGGTACTGATTCAGAATTCGATTCCAAAGTAACTCTGAGAACTAACCCATTATTAAATATACAATTGAAACCGTATAAATATACATTCAAGCTTTGATCACTCCTATTAATGGGAAATATACTAATAAGGTTAGCAAGATTAAGATAAATGATCCGATCATTGTTTTCGGATTCCTTATGAAAGAATGATTTAAGTTTCATTGTTTTTAGAAGTTTGTAGGATTTCTTGGATCCTAAGATTTCCAAATGTAAAATTTCCTTGATCCCATCTTTATATTCCCTGACGGAAATATAAAGATATTATCTTTTAGTCTTCTAGGTACCAAAATAAGGAGGTGATAACTACCTAATTACTAGGACCTTAAGATGTTGATCTTTATAGTATTTCCTACGATGATATCCATGTTTTCGTAGATAATCTCCAGGATAGATCAGATCATCCAAGTATGCTTTACTTTTAGATTCATTAGTTCTTACCAAGCGACCTAAAAATTGGATGGTTTTTTCCCTTGCATCCATTGAGGCAGCATTAAGCATATATTTTAATAATGGGAAGTTTTTACCTCGGGCAATGATGGTAGTTGAGATTAGGATATCTATCTTCCCTTCTCGGAAATCCTGCATTATTTGCCTTCGGAGCTTATCCTTAGTATTCACATGTACACAGGCAAATTTATAATCCGGAAGTTTATCTTTTAAGTATTTATAAAGTTCTTCAGCATGTTTAATAAATTTGCATACTACGAGAGCTGGGATTCTGCCGTAGGCAAGGTTGAATTTTAATCGGTCATATACTGCTTCCTTTGCAGCTGGGTGATCCAAAATGGTATCCTTATAAATGGATTCGTAATCGATATAAATGGATTGCCAATTACCATAATACCTTTTAGGTTCGATAGATTTTACGATTGTCTTGGTAGAGTATCCTTTATCGATAGATTGTTTAAGAGAAAATTCTGATAACACTCTTCCGAAGAAAGCTTCCAGGTTCATGTTCTTTAATTTATCTTTTGCAAGCTTACTCATATAAATGGTACCAGACATCCCAATCCTAACTCTGGCATTAAACATCCTGGATAAAACGGTCTGATAGGTTTTGCTAGAAGCCTGGTCAGCCTCATCTACTAATACCATATCTATGGTACTTAGCTCACCCTGATAATACTTTATATTCTTCGATAAGGATTGAACCATACCTATTGAAAATTGATTCCAATGGCCAGGTACCTTACCTTGAATAAAAGTTATGGGTTCATTAGGCAAATAGGATTTGAATTCCAACTTAGACTGTTGTAACCAATCGGAGTCATTAGTTATAAGCAAAGTCTTTAATTGTCTCTTGAACGACAAATAAAGAGCTGCCATTACCAGGGTATTATGAGATATAAAACCTTGAGTTATGTAATGCTTAACATCTGGTACTGAAATATCATAACAATCATACTCCCGAATAACTTCGATTGATTTAACTTTATCCCATATAACGGTTTCACTAAATGACATGAACTCAATAAGTTCTTCATTTGGGTATAATTCAAGTAACCTTTTAGCTGCTTCTATATTTAACCTATTAGGGTGTCTTATTTGATTCCTATCTATTGAGGATAATTTACTCTTTCGAGTACTTAAACCTAAACTCCGATAGTATTTATAAATTTTCTTAGCAAATTCTATAGGTAACCTATGACCATAGTTATTCCTACATTCTCGATCCTTTACCTTTTTATAAGGTACCTTAAGAGGAATAATAGATAATAAGTGATCATAATCCCTGGAATAGATATGTAACCGCCAAGCTATACTTCTTTTACCATTACATAGGGTTTTCTTCTTACTAATCTTACTTGATATACCAAGGGTAAGTAAAGTTAACTGAATTAGTTTCACATTCTTCTTACATACAGAAGTCCACGAGAAATTCCTTTTGGAAGATTCATTGTGACCATCAGTATCAAATAACCCAGCTATAAAATTACATTTTACTTCAGAAGAAGCATTCATAATCTTATTAGGGATATATTTCTCATCTGAAAGCCCGAGTAATTCGGGATACTCAGTACTTAACAAGTTAGAAAATAACTTGTCGGACTTTGATATATGGTAACCATTGAATCTTCTGTGTGGTTTTACTACTACGGGAGTTTTAGTATACCTATTCCAAATTGGAACTATAGAATCAAATACCTCCTTACTTTGACCAGATACGGATACATGTATATTATTACGAGGTTTAATATGGATGTGGCCATCCCCACAAATAACTCCTAGTAGGTAAGCTAAATTCTTATCCTTACATGAATCGGGTGATACAGAGGGAGTACTTTTATAAAGAGGTATACTGTCTCCTTTCTTCAGATTCTTAGCATATACCCAATCTAACTTACCATCTTTAGTAACAGTATAAAACCTATGATTATCATATCCACATATTTGAGAATAACCATTCTCTGTAGTAATTCTGATAGCTTTGATCCTATTAAAGATTCCAGCTGATGGAGTATGATATTGCCCATCCATTCCAAGTAACTTAAATGGTAACTTGAAACTACCATCTTTGTTTACTAAGTCTTTAATTTTGATTAGACCTTTGTCAGTATATACTAGAGTATTCTTACCATTGCACTTACCGAAGTTAACGGTGAGATTTAATACACCAATATGAAAAGGTATATCACCTACCTTATTATACACAACGGATTTTACGGCCTTGATTTGTTCAGGCCTAAGTTTATAATTTCCTACATGATGCTGAACATGTTTAATAGTGGGTACAGGTTTACGCATATCTAAAATCTCAATCTTACGTAAACCAAGTTTCTTACAAGCTTCATATACACTTGGCAATAATCCGATTTTGAATTGCCCAGACTTGGTAATGAATTTAACTGTACCATCCCAGTTTGCCATACCCTTAACTCGGGTCCTTAAATAAAAGGCATTAGGATGTCGGATTGCAAATTGGTTATACAATTTGTTCGCATACTTTAATGGGACATCCAATTCACAGATATTCCCATTCTTGATAATGATTCTGTTCATACTACTCCTCTTTTATTTTATCCCAGAGGGATCCTTTCTTCTCTGGTTTAGTTTGTTTACCATTAATCTTATAAAGGTACTTATTGAATCTCTCAATTGATCTATCATCCCAAAGATCCCTGATATTAGGAATACCATTACACCAAGCAAGAGACTCAAACTGAGCATCAATATAAATCCTATAGTCCCAAGAATTCTCATCACAAAGTTGTTTAAGTTTTAAGAAGTGAATTAATTTATCGGCTTTCTCATCCCGTTCGTAAATCCCCGTAGCATCGGCAATGGATTTATAAAAGTAATCCTTGATAGCAGATACCTCCTCGAGTTCGGATCTAGATAATTGGGATAGTTCCAGTTGAGCTTCATAATCTTCAGTTATATTCTCTTGCATAGATATCAATCTCTGAACTAGATTCCTTGCATCCTTCATCCTGGAGATCCCAATTTCTATATACTTAATAAAACCTTCCCTGGTTTCTAAATTAAAATCCTCACAGAAGGTATTACATACATCGGCAAGCTTTTTACAATTTGCCCATTCCCTGGAGTTGGTTTCATTTATTTTCCTAACTCCCCTATGCCTAAGTTTTATACGGGTTGCATAAATAATATCGGCAACTAAAGAAGCATCTCCATGATTTGCTAGTAAGATGTTATTTACTTTCTTTTGTTGCTTATTGTTTGTAACTACTACTGCTCTAGAATTTAGAGCTTTCCTTCTTGCCAAAGCAAAGAATTCTTCGGTATTAACCGAAATACCGAGCTCCCTGCATATTGCCTGAAACTCGGTATAAGAAATGTGAATAGATGGGTCCCTCATTTATTTTTGTATTCTATATTTTTCATCAAAGCTACTATACCTCCAATAGTTATTATAAGCCAAGCCAATAATATAATCAAACCAATCCCATTCCCATCCTTATCAAAATGTATACACATTAATATAGGAGGGATTAAGATTATACCAATCCCTAAAATCATTAAGCAAGCCATTTTAATGAAACTTACCCAGTCTTTGAAAAATTTCCTCCAGTTCATATCATTGAGTTTTTAAGTTTGATTAAATCTTTATATTCCTGGTATCTCGTTTTGTAGACAAGTTTCATTGTGTTCTTCTTTCCTAAATCATTTACATCATTCCCATCGGGTGGAAATACTACCTTAACTCTTTTGAAGTTGACCAACTTAAGTGCAAGATTGATAGCATAAAGTTTAGCATCCGAATCTAAAAGGATAGTAAATCTTTTAACTGGAGATTTCAATAGTTCATTTATTTGGTAAGAACTTACTGCTTTTCCCATCATTGCTATTGCCCGTTCTCCCAGGGTTAAAGCATTAAGAGCTCCTTCACAAATATAAACTGACTCATACATCTCCAAAGCATCATGATTAAAGATTATAAATTCCTTGCCTAATCCAGTCGTATCTTTGTCAGGATTATTATAACGAGGACCAATACCCATAACATTACGAGCGTTGTAATATCGAAGAACTCCATGATAGGTATAGGGTATTATTAAATATCCGAAGAACTTTCCGGTATTACAGTACCCAACTCCTTGCTTAGATAATCCCTCAACGGAAAAGCCCCGCTTCTTGATATAACTACGCATCGATCTAGCAAGCTGGGATCTTCCTTCACTAATGTTTCTAAATCCTTCAGGAAGGTATACTTCTTTCCGCCCCGAGAGTTCAACTTTATCCTCTTTGAAGGTAAGTTCTGTAAAGTCTTCATTGTCAAGTAATTTAATAAGTTCTGAGTACTCGGTAAATCCTTCTACATCCATTGCCAATTGAATTGGAGAAGGATGTGCATTACATCGAAAGCAATTGGTTCTGAATGTAGAAAGATTGATTCCCATTTTTAGTTCCCTACCGCAATAAGGGCAAACTGGAACTTTAAGCCACCCGTTGCGATATGGAAATGCCCGAAGCCTTTTAATAAAGTAAGTATAAAGCTTGGACTTAAACGTAGGATTTAATTTCATTTTCTATGGTGTATTTGGGATGTTCACCCTTCTCTTTATCATTTAACCATTGCCTACAGGTTCTGATGATGAGCTGTAGGTCTTTAGTAGATAAAGCCTGGCATACATAAAACTGAAAGCCATTAGTACTTATGCCTAGATCGCATTTACCTTTAACTCTGCTGTGATTAATCCTTACCTTTGTCATATATCTGCAACATTTTTACGTTTCTCTTCATTATCTTTGGAATCTGGTTTGTTGAATTCTTGTTCGAGTTTGCTACCATATATTTCTTCGTACTTCTTACGTTCATCTATGGTAAATTCTCGGAGCCTTTGTTTCTCTACATCTATCTTAAATAATGCTCTTCCTGACGGTAAGCCGTCCCGTTGAGTGATTAATTCACAGCGGAGAATGTCATCGGTCTCTTCTTGAGGAGTAGCATTTAATCCCATAATGGTTTGAGCATTACGAACGATTGCAATAGAACCAGAGATATCATTTTCATCATATCTAGTCCTTCGATGTTTTTTACCATCTCTGGTGATATGATGAGCAGTCCATACTACATCTAAATCCATCTCTTCCGCAAGGTTCTGTAGGTCTATGTATACATTGCTAATCCTATCGAAATCTTCCTTATCTCTGGCAATAGATGCAAGCTTACCTGCATAATCGACAAATAATACCTGGATATTAATCCCAGAGTTCCTAAGTTTAATTATAAGTTCTCTGATGGTATTACAATCTGTAATCATTGCAGGTAATCTTTGGACTACGAATTCAACTCCAAACCTGGCTAATTTTCTAAGGTGTTTTGCTTCTACCTTATCGAATTCTCCAGAGTATAATTCCTTCTTAGATTTATTGATTGAAGATTGAATCATTCGGTCCATGATTTGTTCTTTACCATTCTCAAGGTCAATGTACAAAACTGATTTCTTCATTCTAAGGTATCCTCTTGCAAGGTTTACCAAGAAGAAAGTTTTCTTTGCCTTAGGTTTATCAAGGATTACATTGATGGAATGAGCAGGGTATCCACCAGCATTAGTCAAGGCATTAAGTTGCCTAAAGGGACAAGGAATTACTGCAGGTTCTGCCTGTCTTTCGAATTGCCTTTCTACTACATCCCTAATCATGAAGATGGGTTCATCCTCTTGCTTAGGTTTGGCATGTTGAAGGATCCTTTCTACCTTTCTAGAGTATTCTTCGTATTGTTCGAAGTTCTCTAAATCGAATGAATCATTTAAGTTCTTCATTTCTACATAGGTAGAGAATTGATAGATCTTTTCCTTGATATAATCGGAATCCTTGAGAGGTAGAGTGTAGAGATTATGTATTATCTTGTATATATTTGGGATGTCATCCTTAGTTACAAGGTCTACATAATTCTTGGATTCTAGCAACTCCTTGATTACTTCCTTAAGTACATTCTCAGAAGGAATCTTCTTCCTCTTCTTAAAGAACTTAAGTATACCCTCACAGATGATAGAATGTTCTATCAAAACCAAATAACTTGGTTTTATACGTGTGAGGATTAATGCTCCCTCCTTATCTTGAACTAGGAATCTTAGGATCTCTAATTGGAAAGAGACGTCGAATTGAAATTTGATTTTATCTTTTCTCATTGTGCACAGATGTTTAGAACATATAGATTTTGATAGTATCGGATATGTGGATGACTATTGAGAACTATATCTAGAACCCCATGATCCTCTACCCTAACTTCACCAAATTATAAATTTATTGATATATTCTTTTTATATATCGTATTTAATTTATATATTTGCATAACTTAATTATTTTAATATGGACACAGTTAACATCAGCGGCTCTGAGTTACATCGACTAAAAGAGATGAAGGACTATGATCACCAACTCTTCGAACGGATGTATAAGATTTGTAAACCAGTAATTAAAAACCTGGTTAGGCAGATTGATGCCAAGAGATATAACCTTACATCGGATATTCTCAGGGATCAATTCTGGGACAAAGTATTATATGTTTTTAATAAATATCAGGGTACTTGTTCTGAGGAACATCTTAAAGCAAGGATCTTGGCTTCCTTATCAACTTATAAATGCAAGATACTTAGGGGAGCTTATACTGAGCAGGCAGAATATAATCAGAACTTACAGAAACTTGAGGATTTATTTGATGATTCAAAAGAATTAGAGGATGATACAGAAGAACAAACTGCCAAATCCGTTATGCTCAGTATGATGTATGAGTATATGAAAAAACATATTTCTCGAGATGCTTACATTGTATTTGAGGTATTAGTTACTCCTCCTCCTTATATACAAGAAAGGATGAGATCCGATGGAAGGATTACCAATCATCTACTCTTAGATTTCTTTGGTTTAGAACAAAAAAAATCCTCTCTAAGATACATTTCTGAACTTAGAGAGGAAATAAATTTCTGGGAAGAAAGGGCTAAAGAAGATTTACATTATTAAGCTCCTGTTGGGAGCTTAATAATGTAAGTAAGAGCTACATAAGGTGGCATAATATTAATTGGCTCCTGATCTTCAGCTCCGGGAGTTCTTTCAGTATTATGCTCTTTCCAATAGAAAGTATCATTATCTTCATCGGTTTTATTATTACCTCTATATCTACCTCCAGCAGGATCAGCACCAAATCCAGCTGAAGCTGGATTACCATGGCCACTCATTTCTAACAAGTAATAGTCATGTACTGGGTGAGTATGAGGATACATCTGGTTAAGCGTAAGCATTATCTGCTCATTACCTCCACTAGTATTAAAGTTATAACTTGTACCAGTTGTCTGGTTAGTACCAGCTCCAATAACAAATACTCCCCTAAGATCTGGAGTACCATTAGTACCATCGCATATTGCCCATCCACTCGGAGCAGTAGTACCATTGTAAAGTACAATGGTTCCTTCAGGGATTATATCTATAGAAGAATCATCACTACTCAAGAGATCATTAATATAATCTTTAATCCAAGTAATCAAGTCTGTATCGGCAGGAAATTGATTAAGGATAGTAGTTAACATCTCATTCTGAGATCTCTGAGCAGAATAAGTTGCAGTAGTATAGGGTAAAGGTTGTGGGAATATACCTCCATAAGGAACTATAGCAAATCTTTCTGTAGTTTGTGTTTCTGCATTAAGACCAGATCCATAAATACCAATCAACACCATTGTTTCATCATTCACAGCTTGGTTTGGGCAAGCTGCTTTTGCCATTGCACAAAGATTTTCGAAGGTAAGATCTGAATCTGTATAAATATCCTTATTAGAATAATAGGGTGTAGCTCCTGAAACTCTTGGGTAATAAGGGTCCATAGATTTCTTATAGAGCTCATAGAAGTTTGTAGATGATGAACTCCAATAAGCAACAAAATCTACTGGATTCTCTACTGGTTCTTGAACTTGCCTATGGATGGCATATACTATAATATTATCATTTACACCTTGAGAACCTTGGATTTCATTAATGGTAATATTCTGAATAGTGTCAGTATAAATAGCTCCATCTGCAGCAATTACCCCAAAAGTAATTTGAGGAATATCATCCTCACGATTAAAATACCTAGCTCTAATCCTATCTCGAATTGGTAAAGCAGTAAATGTACCATCTATACCATACGGAGAGATAGTTAATACTCCATTTGATAAAGTAGCAGAACCGAATCCACAGAATGGACCTAAGCCTATCGGAGAAGCAATAGCTTCGGCAGCATCCTTAGATTTGATCTGAGCTTCGTAGTTAAAATAAGTTTTCATATTATTCTTGAGTTTTAGTTTTGCTTTTTGTAGACTGTTCGTTCATATTCTTAATAGCATCTCCGAAAGATTTGAATCTCAGAGTAAATACCATACCAATCAATTTCCAAATACTGTAATGCTTTTTAATTCCGTGAATAGCACAGATGTGGCCATAGATAGAATCTATCTCAAAAGCATAACATAGGATTATAACTGATACGGATATTGCTATAGTATCAAATCCAAAATACTCTCCCAAAGCTTTACCTAAGAGAGAACCCAGAGTAACATAACAGAAGTAATCTATAGTTTTATTTAGAGTTCTTCTAAATGCACTAGATCTTCTTATTTTCTTTTTCCTCTTCTTGGATTCTGAAATCCCAAACCAAAAATCCGATATTATTAATACTACTCCGAGGACAATCATCCATCGTAAATCTATAAGTATATGACTGTATTCTGTAATAAATTGGGAGATAATATTATCTCCCTCAATACCTAATCCTGCAGTTACCATTCCTAAAGGTAACATTGGATGTACACTTGTAAAATCTTGGGTCATGGTGTATCACTAATTTCTGCGGTCCAACCCTGAACTGCGGGAAGGTCTATATTTAACGTTTGAAATTGGGTATCTGTAGCATCCCATTGCAGTTCCTCCGGGGTAACACTTACAGTTGCTTCTACTGTAAAAGTACACCTTACTGGATTATCAGTATCAGCTGTATCAGTTACTGTAAAAGTAAAATCACCAGTAGCTTGAGTAGTAAATACATACCCATTCTTGGCATCTACTGGTACATCCAACCCAGGTACATTTATATTATAAGTAAACTCTCCAGAAGTATCCTCAGGAGTCATAGTAACTTTTACTGTAGTACTTACCGAAGTTTCTCCAGAAGCCATAATTGCAGATGGTGGATCACATTGAATGGTATAAGCTGGAGGATCCTTCTGTATAATCAGACTGGCAGTAATTACATCTGTAATATCCATCAACTGGAAAGTATAAGTACCAGAAGGTCTATCTGACTTAAGGAATTCTATTGGATCTTGATCGTCTCCAACATGGTATGAAGTATTATCTTTGGTTAACTTGGCAGTACCAGTTACTCCATCAGATCTTTCAAGATAAAATCTACATATCGGATGATTATCATCGAATTTATAAGTCAAAGAAGTATAATCTTCATCAGGATCATCATAATTTACCCAACCATCATCGGATTCATCGTAGGGTACTATGTATAATTCTAAGTTTGATTCAGGGCCATTCTGAGTAACTATATAAGTAGTAGAAAATCTAGTTATACCATTTAATTTAATCTTCAACTGATATGAACCAGGTTCAGTAATGGTATATGTAGATTCTGTAAATACAAAGAAAGGATCCGAAGTTTGGCAATCCTGAGTAATGGGGATTGTAGCTATTACACTATCATACCTTAATACTTCTAATACTGCCTCATTCTGAATCTGATTATCATAACTTTCAGGGTTATTATTATATCCATTGGGAGTAAGATTCCATACTACTTTAATGTTACCTTGTATACTGATGGGTACCCCATAATCAAAGACATTATTTGTATTAACATTAGTAAAACTAACAGAAATTGGATATATCATATTAAACCCAGACCCAGTAACTGAGAAACTTGCTTTCTTTTGATTGGGGTCCTGATCACATACGAAATAATAAATACCAGCACTCGGGGCTTGGAATGTATAGGGATTACCACCAAGAGGAGTATTACCATTTAAACTATACAAAGATATAGTAAGATCATCAGGATTATGATATTTACTAGTGACTGTTACTACTGTACTGGGAGGATTATCAGCATCCCATGAAGCTCGGTTTGGTTCTGCTACTATTATAAATTCCTCCTCAGCAGTTACGGTTAATACCCAAGTACGTATTGGGAAGTCTACTAACTGGAAAGTATAAGTACCAGCTTTAGTAATTTGAATTCGAGCTGGAGATTGGATGATTTCTCCGGTTTCTACGATTCGGATATTTAAATCATTACGATTCAATCTTGTACTACCGATAGTACCAACCAAAGTACCGTTTACTGTTACATCTAAGATACCCTGATTCTCTTCCCAAGTAGGTAAAACAACAGTAACTGGGTCATTATATGAATCTCCATCTATTACACCCCATATATTATAAGCCATAATATAATCTCCTTCAGTAATGGTAACAGAAGTAACTACATCAGGATCACCAACACATCTGAAGTATATTGTACCTACTCTTTTACCGATGTATATACTCGGAGAATCATATGTAGTATTAGACCAATTTACCCCATCTCCCGATACTTGATATCTATAATCGATATCTCCATATCTAGTATCAGCGGTTACAGTTACTAAAATATTAATATCATCAATCGTACCTCTAGTGATAATAGTACCATTTTGTGGTACTGCCGTAATCTGATAATTTCGGTCTAGAGTTATACCAGAATAGGTTATATTTGGTCTAACATTATATGGTAAAAACCTGTCAAATAATGAATCAATAGCTTTCTTAAAAGAGAAGAACTGATCTGTAAGTGATGTGAAACCATGTCCAGAAATTACTATATCTACTGGAACACATTGGGTACAGGTATAGATATTATCATATTTCGAGTTTTTATCATAAGTAGATTCTTCAACATCAAAAAGGGGATGTGAATCAGGAATCCAAAGATCTGAATTATTACTTACTGGATCGGTAATAGTTATTCCTAATCCATATAACCTGAAAAGGATTTCGAAGAATTGTTTGGTTCCTCGAATTTTAAATAAAGCTATAGAACATTTAAGAAGCTTCCTAACTGTATCAGTATCAAATTCTAAAACACCCGTACGGTTATTAAGCCACTTGTTACACAGTTGTTCTATAGTAGACTTATCCTTAAACCCAGCAAAGTAAGTTTCCCATACCTTATGAGGTATCTGTGGAGTATTGGCAAAGGGTAATTCTCCAAGGAATTCCCAGAGATAGTTAAGATAGTATCCAGGAGTATTATCAATATCTATGATGTCTAAAAGATTATCGATATCAGATGTAATTACATCCTGGAAATAATCCCCGAATATCTCGAGATATCTCTCAAGAATACCCTTACCCTCTACCTTATATGTATCTTGATCTTTATACTCATAGGGTAGAAAATCGATAAGGGAATTAAGCTTCATTATACTATTTCATTTACAGTTAATATCAATTGAGAAGAAGATTGGAATACTGGTACATTAAATCCAGGATCCTCATAATCATGGTTAGGTTCAGCAATGGTAATCTGATATTTATAACCTTGTTGGTAACCATTATCTTGGATTGGTAATGTGAATTGGAATCCATTATCCAAGTCAATGATACTATTAGTACCTCCAACTGTACCTGAGAATACCTTATTACCATTCTTCACAGCTCTAACTGTGAAAGCAGTAGCACTGATGAATTGAATGAAGTAAGTCATACTACCAGTGGCCTTAGCCAAACTGAATTGCCCTATGAGCAAGGATTTGTTACCATACATGGTAATAGGCCAAGGCTTGGTATAGAACTTAGTGATGTGAAGGTAATCTACCTGAGGCAAGTTATCTACCAAAGCATAAATATCAGATACTCTTACATGACCTCCTATGTCTGAAGTTTGAGGATTATAGGCATCATATAATGCTTGAAGGATTGCCTGCTGAATCTCGGTACGTTTGTATGATTTCCTACCAGTAACATCCATCTCAAGCATAATCTCTACTGTACCTGCAGATTTAACATTGAGCCAGGTAGTAAGAGGAGCCTTCTGTCTCAGAGTATCTAATACTTCCTTAACCTTAGAATCGGCTACAGCTACATTAGTAAGGCCAGATACATATACTGTAAGCTTTCTACCGCATTCATAATCGGCTTTGGCTTTAGCAATGCCTGGTACCAATTTAGCCAAGGATTCGAAATCTTCTTTAGTGATTGCTACTCCCATGGTCTTCATACTTAAGGATATGTGTTCCTTGAGCATATTAAAGGATTCATAGGTAGCTCCACCAGAAGCAGGTTGTACATTAGAACATTCTACATCATTGATAGAATTGGTGATATCTGAAGGTACGGAAGTGATAGAACTTACGGGTACATTACCATTAGCTCCTGCAGTTACATAACAAACTGCCTTGTTAATCGTAGCTCCTGGAGTAGGCAGAGCACCAAATACCCCATCACCAAATCTGATAATGGGGTTAAGATTACCATCAATCTCTACCATGAAATGTTTATCGGTAGGCTTAGAGTATGCAAAGGTTTTTACCAGAGCCCAAGATTCACCACCAATAGTTAACTCCATTGTACCTTCTTCATAATACTTACCCTCAGAGATATTCATTTGAATAGAAGGTCTACCTCCTGAAGGTATTACTATACCTTGTACATTGGTTACAGTATATTGTTCGTGTTGAACCAAAGGTACAGTTACTGTACTAACATTAGAATACCAAACTACATCGTAAGCTGGGTACCAAGTATTACCATCACTATCTGTAAACTTCATAGAGGTAGTGATAGTTAATTGGGTACCGATAGAATCACCGGTAGTGGGTCTGAGTAAAGTTACATTTACCTGAGCAGCTACTCCACCAGTGGGATGGTAATCTACCAAGGCAGCATGCTTCTTTACAGATTCATACTTTCTAGCAGTTACCAAGAAGGATTCTCTGGCAGCATTATCAATGTAATAGTGAAGAACTTCGGCAATAGCCGCAAACAAAGAAAGGATAATGATTAGGATATTACCTTCTGAATAATCAGTGATGTAGGTATTCCCATTGGTATCCTTAATACCCATCAGAGATTCTACCAACTTGGATTTAATGGATTGGTAAGATCTCTGGTAGGGACTTAGCCATTTATTATAAATTGCCATATTGTTTAAGTGTTGGTTAGATCGTATTCGATATTAATAAATTGGCTAGAGTTTGTTCCATTTATAGCATAGGTAACTAGTATGTTTAATTTAGAACCAGCTCTAGCAGTTTGTATATCCTGGAGTATAATCCTACCTTCCCAAGTAGTTAGGGCGGTAGTTAAGAAGTCTTTAATTAGGAAAGAAAGGGCTTGTACATTTGGTTCCTCAATACATTCCCATAGCCGAGTACCAAAGGTTTCTTGACGAATTCTTTGACCTATCATATAGTACAGCAATGCTGTGATGTTCTCCTTAATTAATTCAGGATCTCCATCTACTGGGTACCATCCTACCTTACCTTGCTCATTGGTAATTAATTGTATAGGAAATAAGGGACCCTTGCCTATGAGCTTTTTATATATGTTTGCCATTAGTGTATGATACTTAAATCTTCGTACTCAATCTGATTAAATTGCCTGAATGGTTGTGATGCTTGAGTAACTGGAATAGCACTAGAACCAGGACCAGTAGTAACACCCGAATGAACATGGGTGTTAAAGACCTGTCTCAGAGTTTCTAGTTGCCGAACCAGGTAATTCAGTTTATCGGTAAGATCCTTGATGTTTACCATACCCTGATTATCACCATCATTGAAACAAATGCTCTGGTCGGATTTAACCATAATACTTGAGGCAGCCATAACTGATACCTCTTTATCCGATTGGATTGTGATAGGTCCAGAGAACTTAACTGTTAGACTACCATCTTCATCATCTAATACAATTAAGTTACCTTCTGGAGTAACTATACCACATTTGTTTACACCATCAAGCATGTCGGGAATCTGATTGATTCCCCATCCATGAAATTCCCATAAGGGCTTTGTATGATCTCCGAATTCAAAGGTTACAAATACTATATCTCCCATCTTAGGTGTAAAGTATTTGAATCCATCTCCTGCAGAACCATGTTGCCCTTTGGGATAAGCCCAACTAGTAGTTCCTCCCATTACCTCTGGTACACAAACCAATAATCGGTTCTGATGCAAAGGATCTTCGGGGTCTACTACAATGCCTCGGTAAGTAGAGTAATATCTCCTTAAACTTTCAAGGCCATCATTTATTATTTTCTCAGCTGATTCGTATGCCATAGTTATAAACCTACTTGGTCCCTCATAGCTTGTTCTACATTCTTTAATTGCTCTTCAGTCATAGTCTTAGCTTGTTGCTTAGCTACATCCTGAGCATCCTTTAAGGATAATCTGAACTTCTTACTTACAGCATCATATTGCTTTTGACTAAGTTCCTTAGGATCTGGGAGTTTTGACCTATACCCTCTTATCTTAGAAGGAGATACATTATCTACTTGCTTATAAGGAGCTACATAGTTTACTCCCTTAGAGTCAGCTACTATACTATCAGATCTTACAGTACCAGCTGCTAGAGCATATGGATCATCGGCATTCTGTTCATTATAAGCCATTTTGAAGGCAGCTGCATCCATTGGACTCATACCATTACGAGAAGCAGTAACAGATTTCTCTGTATAGTAGGCAATCTCATCCCGATTAAAGCTATCCATAAACTTGGAAGCCTGGTCCTCTTCTGGCTTTTTACCATAAACAGTTTTACCATTGGCATCGGTATATACATGGAGTACATTCTGAGAAGATAATCTTATAGCAGAAGTACTTGCTCCTCCTCTAGCACTATTCTTAATGAGTTCAAGTTCACATAGGTAACCTCCACTCACATTCATAGTATGAGTACATTTCTTTACATAGTAAGGACCTGACCAACGTTTACCTATATTCTGGATATTAATAATCATTGAGGTAGTGAGTTGAGGTCTACCAACTACTGTCATAAGTACCTTTACCTCCTTCTCTTTGGATTTCAATCCTCCATTCTTATTAGCATTCATTGCCCAGAGATATCTCTTAGAGCCTCCGAATCTACCATGAAGATTAGTATATACTTGAGTTAAAGGTACCTTGACTGGTTTATTGGTTCTCTTAATTACCCTTACCTTTGAAGGAGCTGGGCCAGATTCGGTTTGCATACCCAGACCGAAAGTAGCACCAGGTCCTGCATTCACTTTACCTCCTTCTGTCCATTCATCTACTCCAACTACAGTTATGTTAGGATCATTACACATTCTCTGATAACCTATCTGTCTAGCTTTAGCCAAGTTACCATCATTACCCCAACCCATAAATTTATCGAAGCCACTATCAGTAGTAGTATCCATATCGGGAGAATCCGAATACTCTAGAGGATCTATTACTACCTCTTCAATATGCCAATCAGGTTCTTCATAATATACTCCTCTAAGAATCTGATTAAGCTTGGCCATGTAAGCTTCTGGATCCTTTGCCAAGTCTACATCATTAACCAAGATCCTCATTTGGTTTCTGATACTCATCGGAGTATTAGGGTCATTGAGGGTAGTATTAATAATGTTCTCCAGGTCCTTTGAGGATTTACGGTCAAGGATATTTTGTTGAGATCTTCTGATGTCATAAGTGGGATCTTCGGCTACCTTAGATCTAGTTTCCTTATCACTCTTACGTTTCATCTCCAACTCCTTCTTCATACCCGTAGCTTCTGCATAAGCTTGAGCACCAGAAGCATTACTTGGATGATCAGCATAGTCCTCAAGGTGATCCGAAGTGTAAGGATTACTCCACATAGTATTATCAATAGAAGCATCCAAGGGCTTCATAAGTAAATCCAAAGAATCATCCAATTCACTACGATTTACTTCTGTACGTTTAGTACTAGGATCTATAGTTTCATGAAGTACTACCTTAGTGGATTTGGTTATATAGTTGGTTTGGAACTGCACTTTTAATACCTCTCCATTTTCATTCTGGTAGGTGTAAGTGTGAACTATCTCTTCCTGGAATTTTCTATTGTGGATATAAATTACTCCGTCTCTAGAATCAATGTACCATGGACCTCCTCTGAAGAATTTGAACTTGTTCTCAAGTTGAATCAGAAGATTGGTACCATTCAATCCTACATCACTATCTAGTAATTCCCTTATCTCCTCCGGCATTGCTACCGCATCGGTATTTGCAAACTTATTGGCATAGAGGATCTTACCAGTAGTTTCAGGTTGTACATTCCAGGGTTGTATACTTTCGTATACCTTATTACTGATTACATTAGACATAACTAAATTCCTCTATTATGATTCCTATGTTGTTGTGATAACCCTTATCTAATTCTTCGGATAAAGAAAATTCTGGTACAGTAGTGAAGGTATAGGGAGGGAAGAATCTGAGATCTCCTACACCATCTACACATTTGATTGTAATATGGGTACCCATGTCATCGAAGATACAATCGAAATCCCTTACCTTGATAACCCTGATTGGTGAGGATAGGGATTCTCCATTGGCATAAATATATCCCCACTGTAGGAAGATTGTACTACCTTCTCGGATAGCTTCTATATCTACCGAATCAGGATCTCCAGTCTCAATCGCTACTGTAGCAATGTTCTCTTTTTCTTCATCGTATCGGAATGAGAAGTTGGTTATATAAGCGCCAAGAGGGATGCCCGTAATTGGATTACGAATAGGCATCCCTCCTGAATCAAATAGGGCAAGGTAGGGTTGACCAGTACCTTGCCTTAGTATGGGTGTTACTATGTTAGCCATTTGGTATTCGGATTATTTGACCATCGGTTAATTCCTCAAATGGATTCAAAATGTTATTGGCTTCGGATATGAGATACCATAATCCTGAATCTCCATAGTACCTAAAGGCTATGTTCTGTAGTGTTTCACCTTCTAGTACTGTATGTTGGATATCAGAACTAGATGCAGATACAGAAGGCCTCTGTGGTTCTAATGATACATCTCCATCCGAATACTTTACCAGAGTAGAAGAATCATAGGGAGATGCTCCTACATTATACATACTTAAATCTATCATGTTCTCCAATATCCTATTTGTGAATCACTATACGTAATACCTTTAGTTTCCTTGAGAGTAAATCTTCTACCCATACCCAGAGTAGTCATCTCGGCATGAGTAAGATTGTGATCAGATACCCTTTTGAATATAAGCTCTTGGGTAGCAGCATAAGGCAACAAGTATTTCTGCTCAGTTGCAGTATTATTTCCCGATCTGTTACGTTCTCTAGCAGCAGCATTAAAGTTGCTCAGCGTGTACGTTGCAGATGTAAGGATAAAGTACCTGCCATAAAATAGATCTCCATCTGTACCCCAACCTATCTGAAGAATAGGAGGTGCTAGAGTATACCCATCAGCCTTAGTCCAAGATTCCAAGAGACGGCATTTATTAATTACCTCTCCAGGATTATTTGGATCATTGCAGTACCAAGAAACATTCATTTGGATAATTTCCTCGGCAGAAGTATAATGGTACATAGGTAAGTTCCTACCCATAGATTTAATTACAGCCCAGGTACTTTCTCCTCTGAAATCTACTTGAGTAGGTCTGTTCTGTAATTCGATATATGAATAGGGGCTTACTGAGTTATTGAAAATGATGACCTTGTTGGTTTTTACTATACCTTCATTATACAGAGATAACCATTCTTCCTTACTATCCATCCAGCTTACTACTGGTGTCATAGCTGCCTGGGCAGGATCGGATTCTCTTACATTAGGACCTCCATTGGTATAATTCCTAAATTTCTTAGTACTCATACCACTTTCGGCATTGGAGGCATCTATCTCATCCTGAAATCTTTTCAGAGATACTGTTAAAGCACTGGGACCAGGTTTCCTACCGGTTACATTTGAAACAAAGTCATCTACTATCTTACCTGAGGTAACACTATCTATGGTCTTAGTAAGATTAGGTAATAAAGAACCATTCTTAGGAAGACCAGACATAGCTCGGTTAGTTAGGATCCGAGCTCTCCAAAGTTTGTTGACTGGGCCTTGTGTAATAACGCTTGGAGTACGTTCTACAATTGAGTTGTACTTTTCTTGTACAGTACCTGCGGCCCTATTAATTACACTTGCCATAGTTACATACCTAATAAAGCTCCACCTGTATAATCGAAATCTCCACCAGTTATTGAGATGTCTGGATTGTTAGAGTTAACGTTAAGATTAAACTTACCGTTCTTCATACCATCTATGACACCTTGCTTAACTGCCTCATACCAAAGGTTCTCCCTTCTCTTTCTTTCCTCATCTTCCTTAGCTTTCAAGGCTTCGGTATTTTCCTTAGTAGCATCAGTTAATAGGCTAGCAATATATTGCCCAGTTTCCAATACCATAAGGGCTATACCAATCTTATTGGTAAGCTTACCTGCATTCCTTGATACCCATTGACCAGCAGTGGCAATTATGGTACCCAGACCTTTCTTACCTCCTCCAGCAGGAGGAGGAGTAGAAGGCTTCTGTTGTTGACGAGTAGATTCAAAATCATCATCCATGAAGATAGCAGTTACAGGTCTACCTATACCGCCTCCAGCATATTGACCCTTCTTAGCCTTCTGACCTTTCGAAGTTTTACCATAACGGTCTGGATCTGTAACATACCATTGCCCAGCAGAGTTCAAGGCTATGCCATTAAGTCTACCAAGAAGGCTAATCATAGTTCTCTGATTAACTATCATCTGAGTCATGTTGCCTTCTATACTTAAAAGCCTAATTCTCATTATCTCTCCCATCTTCAAGGTATTTACAGAGTTCAGCCTTGTGTTATTGGCAGTCTGAATAATACCTTGTTGAATACCAGAAGTATAGGCAGTGATATTTTGTACGAATGCTAAGATACCTTTTAAGGTCATCCATACTGTACCAGTAATAATCATACCTACAGCATAGGATGTAGTCTTAGCTCCGAAGTCGGTTTGGATAAAGCTATTGAGAGAATCCACCAATTGAGTTCCCACCTCTAGCAATCCTCTAAAGGGACCTTCTGAAGCCTTACCAAAGGTAGTAATTAAGTTCTCGACTGAAGATTCGAATTGGTCAATGAGACCTGCATTGGTAGCTAGACGTTCTTGGTTAATACGTTCTACGATGCCTTGATTGGAATCATACCTTCCCATGATCTTTAGGAACTTATCGTTCCCAGCCTCTATGGCTTCCATCATAGGAATCAAAGCTCGCATACCACGAACCGAGAATATGTTATAGAAATCCTGGGTTCTTTGTAGAGGATCCATTTGTTGGTATACCTCATAGAACTTATTCAGGAAATTACCTAAGCCTTTGAATTGACCAGAGGCATCATAGAAATCTTCTTTATCTAATCCCCATTTCTGTAGGGTTTCAAATCCATACTTCTTTTGGCCTGCGATAGATAATTGGAAATATCTCATCATATTGCCAAGAGAAGTACCAGCCATTGTACCCTGGATACCAACATCTCCTAATGCACCAGCAGCTGCAGCTACTTCCCTAAGAGATACACCTGCAGCATTCATATCTGCTCCTGAGTATCTAATGGTTGCCATCAAGTCTTCCATAGAAATGTTGGCACTAGTTACTGCAGTATATAAATCATCTACTACTTGAGTAGCCTTAGAAGAATCGATTTGGAACATGGCCATGATATTGGTCATCATATCAGCAAGGCCTCCCTTACCTCCTGGATCTATACCGAAGATTGAAGCAAGCTTAGAAGCAGGACCTATAAGGTCTTTGATTTGCTGAGCTGAGTTACCAGCCATAGCCAAGTATCTTTCTGCAGAAGCTACCTGAGCAGCAGACAGAGGAGTTTCTTTGTTGACCTGTTGAGCAACCTCCCAGAGTTCTTTAGATTCCTTAAGGTTAGCTCCGGCAATCTTAGAGGTCAGCCAGATTTCGTTTTGTACTCCTGCTGAGTATTTGTAAGCTTCATACATGGAGCCTACTAGATTCATGCCGATTTCAGATATATCACCAAAGGAAGCTCTGTAACCTCTGGATAAAGTATCCATATCGGCCATCATAGTTCGGAAAGATTGGGATATCTTTCCAGCCTCCTTGGTGAAATTATCCCTTAACACCATAGAGACTCCAACCTGTACTAAACTTTGTGAAGCAGTATTCATCTCTTATGATTTTTCTTTTTTAATGAATCATACCATTCGGTAGCTATCTCGATGAACTTCTTTTTTGATCTGTACGGAAGACGACAAAAGCTGGTGTAGTCCATCTTTACACCAGCTTTGCAGATATACCAGTAGGCATATTCTAAGTCTACTCCGTCAGGAAGAAAAAACCTGGAGCAGTGATAATGGGGTATCTTAATACTTCCTTAGTTGTAGGATTCTCAATATCTACTGCACCTTCGAACGTAGGATCTACAGACATTACGAATTTCCGAATCTCATGAGTTTCCTTTACAGTGAAGCCAGAGAAGTTCTGTACCTTTTCCCATTTACCATCTACCATTAATTGGAGGTTTCGGCAAATGAGAGGAGAGTTCCTGGTTTGCTTTTCCTTAGGCAAAGTGATAAGTCTTCGTTCACCTTCACCATCCAAAAGGTTAAAACTTATTTCTTTACCAGTAGATAGCTTGAAGTTAAATGCGAAAGTCTTACCCTCGGGGTAATAAGGAATTGCATCAGGCTTCTCATTGAGATATTGTTCGGTAAGTTTCGATCTCCCTTCTTCAGAATAATCATCATAGAGAAGTTCTCTAATATCTTGTTCATATTCTACTGTACCCGTATCCCATTTATAGGCAAACTCTACGGTTTCGCCAAGAGAGAAAATACGGGATTGGAATAAAATACAGTAGCGGTCATTTACAGGAATTCTTAGAGTATCCTGGATGGTTAATCTTCCACTGGGAGTGAAGTCTGTATGAACTACGATAGTTTGTATGAACTTGGTAAAGTTCATTAGGTCCTTGAGATCCATTGGGTTAGAAAGGATCTCCTCATCTTCTCCGTTTTGTTCCCTGATCTCATATCGATAACCAGAAGGAACGAAAAATTCAAATGTTCTCATGTCAATATAAATGTTTTGGGTTTATTAGCTATGCTAAAGATAGATCTAAAGATCTCTATACGTAACTGAATTAACTGGCTCGCCATAATAGATGCCCATACTAAATTGTGAACTTGACTTGTTAAAATTAAATTGAATCTAGTCTAGTCCACTATTTAGAGTTATGTATAACTATGTAATGGTCTACATAAACTGGAGATGAACTAATAGAGCTTGAATTTAAAACTGTCATCATTAAGCCAGGCATAATCTCTCCCTGAGATGGATCAAATCCCTGACATTCAACTACTAGTGTTCTCCAAGTTTCCCCGGATGATATGATCTTACCATCAAATTGTAGGTATTTGAGTACTAGACTATCAATACCTAAGAAACCAAGATGAATCAGCCCCTCCCCATTGCACTCTTAGGAGAGGCAGCTAAAAGTCTTCTTCTATAATCTGTCATAATGTTATTTCTTTAAATTGTTAAACACGAAAAAGGGAGCAAAGCTTAGAGCCCCACTCCCTCAACCCTAAAACTCAACATGACATGAGAATTAGTATTTATCGATTGTACCTACCGAGAATTCGATAGTTTCGATTGTATTTTCTGAGGCCATTCTGTCTAAGTCCAGGCCATTTACTTTGCATGGCCAAACTTCCTCAAGATGCCAAACATTAAGGACTGAAACGGCATCTTCTGCCAACTCCGATACTTCACAGGTTTCCCAATATTGGGAAGGAACCAAACCACCACCTATGATCATATCCTGACATGAATAAAGCCAGTCATGAAGCCAGGTATCAGAGCCATCAGTAGTCATAAGCTTTTCACAAGTCATATTACCTACTGTAACTCTACCAGCAGTCTTTACATCCCGGTTTACATCTCCATGAGTTACTACATCAATTTCAATATCTGGTAATGTACAGGTCTGAAAAAGATAAGCATTCAAGGGGTGTTTTGGGAACGTAAGTGACCATAGGAATTTCTTACGAGGATTTTTAACTTTTGCTCCCATATTATCTCAGATTTTACTTATGTCGGTTCATTACCTTTAAAGACACTAATTTGGTCATTAGTAGTATTCAAAGTTACATAACAGTATCCAAGAATATAACTAATACTCTCTGAACCCTTTAGTTTAAGAATATATCTCATAACCTTATTTTATTTTATTCAAATGAAACATTAACTGTATTAGAAGCAGCATCAGTCTTAAGTACAACTGTAACTTCCTGCATAGGAACGATATCTTTGAACTTAATGATAAGTTTATACTTACCTTGACGAGCATCTGCCTCATTGTTAACCTGGAGATCTGCCCAAGAAGAAGCATCCTGGTCACCCATCCAGGTATATTCCGAGATAGCATCCTGATCTACCAGGTTATCCATAATGGGTTTGCCTTCCAGGTAGATGTTCTTCCAAGTGGACCATACGTTAGGCTCTTCAATATACTTATCAAGTATAGGTCTGAGACTCTTCTTCAGGTACAGACTGAGCTGAACAATAGAGAGGAATCTGTAAGAATCCTGTTTAACCTGAGAAGTGAAGCAATGCCAAAGCATAGTTCTCTTACCGGAAGAAGGAGTATCCTTGATTACGAAGGTATTAGCATAATGCTGAGCCAATTCGTTAAGTTGTTCGTAACGAGAAGGAGCTCCGTAGTTCGGAGATACCGGACCATTAGCATCATAAGCTATACCTCTATTCATACCAGCAAAGCTTCTCCAGGGCCCGTAAGCGGTTGCAGAAGTATCTGCTAATCCAAATACAGTACCCATAACATCACAGTTACTAAGATTTCCTTGAGCATTGTAATACTTAAGGCCGCATGAGAAGTAGGCAATGAATTTGGAATTACCTACAGTACCAAGAGTAGTATCAATCCAAGTACAGATGCTCTTATAATCTCTGGGCTGTTGGCCTTGAGTATAATGAGTTTGGTACTTAGGTACCTCGATACAGTAAACAAATTCCTCAAGTTCATTTGCCAAGTCTCCAGCAGCTTTATGTACCTTGAGCTGATCTGCAGTTTCCTTTATATGCTGATCCAGGTGAGAGCAAGCTACATGGTAAATATCTTGGTAATCTCTGATGAAGTCCAGGGAAGCAATCCATTCCTCGGCAGTAGGATCTGTACCTGCAGATCCTACCGTACCATCGAATTTAGTTTCCTCAGTAGTAGGAGCAGAGCCACCTACCGTAACGGTAACGGCATTCTTGGTATTATCTACCGAATCAGTAAGCCACTTAATCATATTGTCAAGTGAACTACCTTCAGTAATCATTGCCGAGATGTACTCGGAATTATTGATAAAATTAGAGAGAGCCAGATAGTCGAAAGATGTATCATTTACATCATCGGCAGTCTTCCAGGTCATTACTGGGCCTTGTTCAAGAACTTGGCCATTAGCACTATAGATTCTGTAATACAAGGTATTGGCTTGCATATAGAATCCTACTTGGAAGGTATCTCCATCACCTATTGAATCTCCATAACCTTTAGTTACCAATCCGAAACCATAAGATACACCATTAGAGGTAATCTTAATCAAAGTTTCAGGCTCAGCAGGTTCGGGAGTAGCTGACATTACTTGTACATCATCCTCTTCTGCTTCTACAGCCAAAGATTCAGCAGCAGTTGCGGATACTGTACCTTTAGTAGCACCTTTACCAAGTACACGAATAATCCTGAGCTTAGAGCCTTCTTCAAAGGCCTTTTGGATATTTGATACCGAACCATCAGGTACTATCTCATCACCAAAGATTCTTTGGAATTGAGAAAAGCTGTTGAGCAATTCGGAAGGATCATCATAAGGGCCTTTAGTGGTTCTAGCCAGGAACAGAGAAACCCCAAGTTGGGGAGTAGTTTGCTGAACATTTTTGTTCACAAACTGAAATTTTACATACGGTGATACTGGCATATTCGTTGGTTTTAAGTTAAGCCTTTTATAAAGTAGTGCTGGGTATTGTTCAGGTTACGTGTAGATTCAGTCCATCAGTACCGTAAGCCTGTATTAATACAGAGATATCCTTAATGGGAACAATAATCCCATCCTCCAAATCTTCTTGGGGAATGATACCATCTTTTACTGTATAGGAATATACCTTTTCCAATAAGCCATGAGCATCATCAGGGTAATCATAATAATTACCTATCTCTAAGAAAAGATTCCCAGTTGGTTGTACCCTACCATCTTCCCAGCTTGCCAAGTCATTGAAGTAAGGTCTTACGTATCCTCTTACTGGTAATGCTTTGTGCATAATGTGATGGAGAAGTCTCATATCCTTCTGGGTATTAGCAACCAAATGGATATCGATAGAGATATCTCTAGTTTCAAAAGGAAATTCTGAAGCTTGGTAGTTACCATCCTCTAGTTGGTCACCTATAATGTATTTAGTTACTCCGATATCTCCAGGATAATAAGCTTCAGATTCCATAGTTATCCTGGGTACCGTTTTTGCACCTCTTACCTGATTATTACCTATACCAAAGATGGGAATGAAAAGAGGTAGAGCATTAATTGCATCATGGTACCTCTTTTCATTTTCTTGTGATAAAGGTAAGTAGTCATCAGGGTTAATTGTGTACCCCATTTTAAGGGCAGTAGAGAGGAGACATATGTATAATGTCCTCTCTACTATTTCTTGGCTATTCACCATTAAGAAGATTTATTAATCTTTATAACCGTGATAGTAAATTCATTTCCTTGATCATCAGGTGTATATACTCCTCTATTATCTGGTGATATATTCATCTGTTCACTACCATAACCTTGAGGAGAACTGAAATTACTTGTGCCCATAAGTTGACCTACATCTCCACTACCAAAGTAGAATGTAGAATCATTCGCAACTTCTTGGATAGCTTCGATATGATCCCAATCCCAACTAAATATATTTCTAGATTTAGAACCATCTCCAATAAAGCCTCCATCCAAAAGTGACCATGGATTTGGTAATTCTTTAGCAACTGAAGAAGTGTAAGCAGAATCAGTTCTTATTCCAACTACTATTCTGGATGAACCAGGTATTAAATGAACTGGTTCATAGATTGCAGTAGCATCTCTTCTGAAGGACAAAGTTATTTTAAATAAGTACCTGTTAAACTATACTTCAAAGTAATACTCTTTCCAGTTCTATTTTCATCTCTATCTAACTGATATACAGTAATTGTATGTTCACCCGGAGATCCATTAGCTATCATATCATCAAAACTACTGAATCCAAAACTAAAGGTTATTATATCAGGTTTATCTGAAGAAATAGTACCAGTTGGAGTTTTAGTATTACCAAATGAAGTTATACCATCTGGATCATCTACTTCTATACTTCTAATTACTAAACCTGGATCATCAAAGGGTTCTCCATCAGAAAGTATAGACCTAATATTTAATTTAGGATAATAGTTAGAATTATAAAGATAACTCGGTTTTGTATTACTTCCTCCATTTCCAAAAATACCCAAATTTTTAACAGTACTACCATCTTCCCAAGTAAATATTGCTTCAGCTGATTCTTGAGTAAATATATAAGTAAGAACTAAACTAGGATTTTCATTAAGGCTTAATTTAACAGTAACCTTACGTGATTGTCCAGTAGTATTCTTAGATAAAGTTAAATGTGGAGTTAAAGAATAATATTGAAGTTCGGTTTGAGTATTAGATCTAACTAAAGATTCTAAATTAGCTCCAGTAACTTTTATGGTATCTAATCTCATTACATTACTAAAGTTCTCAGACTTAGTAATGAGCTCAGCCCATCCATTCAAATCTAAATCATCATTTCCAATTACTAAAGCTCCATCTAGGGTTTTAATAGCAAATCCGAAAACCCAATCTCCTATATCAGCATCAGATCCATCAAAACCTACTTCTTTTTCAACATCAATTTCAGGTAAACTAGTAGCATTACCATTAGATGCAGAGAATAAATAATACTTCCAACCCTCTACAGCAGACTTGGCTTCCTGGGATATATTGATGTATACCTTCTTACCAGATTCATTTTGAGTTACTTTTACTTTACTGGTTATATCATAATTATTTACATTTTCTCCAACAGTAACTGTATTACCATCTAAAGTAATACCTGGATCCGCAGATAAACTATATCCCCAATTCTCATCAGTTTCTAATAATACATCATCCAAATAGGTTTCTTTGATGGATGTAATGTTTAGAGTTGCAGAACCACCAAAGGAATCTATTTGGATTGTTGCAGGATTAGCTTCTAATGTATATTTATAAGTAAACTTACCTGTCTTTTGAGTTAAAGGGATTGATTGCGAAAAACCATCACTAGTACGAATTTTAACATACCCAGTTAATGGGTCAGAAGTTAAATTCATACTGTTAGGTCTAACTTTTATCTCGGAGGGACCCATACCTTCGGTAATGTCTATACTAAAGTTTGGCATTTCTGATTCCTCCTATTTCTTTTCTGATTTCTTTTCGGATGTGTTTTACCATGAGTCTCCTAATTTCTTTATTACCTCCTGCAGCTTGATAAGCTGGTTTCCAAAGAGGTCTTGGAGGTATATTGGATGTACCAACCTCAAGAATATAGGCAATCTGATTTAGGGTTCGGATAGAATTAGTAGTTGTACCTCCCTGGGACTTAGAAGTCTGACGTTCTTTCATTACATTTGGTACACCTACCATGATTCTACCATTCTTTTTATTCTTCATAATCTGTACTTCTCTGGCATATTGACCAGTAAGATGAAGAAGAGGATGAGCCCCGAATCTCTTAGTAGTATGAGGAGAATGTGGGGGCCAAGATACACCTTGTCCTGCAGGTGGTTGACCCTTATTGAGACAAGTTTTCACTATCTTAAGGAGTTTATTTCCAAACTCACAAGCTGCTTTTTCATATGCAGTTCTTAAGATATGGGGTTGCCTGTCTAGCAAGTGTAAAGCTCTTTGCTGATCTCTTTTATCTACATAAATCTGCAAGTTTGCTAGACCAGGCAACTTTATAGTACGATTTATGGATTGTGCCATTATACTTTAGTAACGTACTTTAATTCACAAAGCTCCGATAGAGTAATCAAAGTGGGTATACAATCTATGATACACTGATACAATATGTTGTTTTCAGTATAATACAAAGTATTTTTCAAAGACATACCCTTACTATAGGGTATAGGATCTTCTTCGGAACCAGTATGCTCCGATATTGGATTATATATATTTAGAGTAGAAAACCCAGGTATCCAAGTACTTACTACTGAATCTATATCGATAATAGCCTTATACAAAGATCCATTATAAGTAAAGATAGTACCCAATTTCATTGGTTTACCAATAAAAGATTCCCAGGGTTCATAAAAATTCTTTAACTTTACTACTGATTCATCTGGAAGGTTTAAACTACCTTCTTTAATAATCTCTTGAATAGCTACCAAGGATTCAATTAAAGAAATACCCGAAGAAAGATTACTAATAGACTTATTAGACTTATTAAAAAAGCCATAAGAATTCAATTGAGACTTGATCTCATCTACCAAAAGTATATATTCTGATTTACTCGGGTTAGTATAAAATTCTCCATAGAGAGTTTCTAACAGATTAATGTAATCTGAATCAGTTTTAATACCATAAAAAGCTTTTATAGCTTCTCTTACTATAGTATCATAATCTGTATTAACATCTACCACAACGGGTAAAGCATAAACTACCTCAACTTCTAAAGGATCGGATTCGGAAGTTTCTTGATACATTTCTTTCTGAGTTTGATGAAAGAAATAGTATATATCTTTAGTTCTACCAAAAGTCTTAATCAGTTTATTGCCCTTTACCAGATCGTTTTCTCCATAGTCAGAATTACTACGGTGAATCTGTACAAGATTTTTTGAATATGTACTCATACTTATTAAGATTTTAAGTTTATATAATCGATTACTTTAGTACTACCTTTAAAGATATAACCACACCTATCTTCTATACTACAATCAGTAATAGGTAAAAAATCTTCCCTACTTAACTTCTTCTCTATCTCTAAAAGATATCTCATCAAGTATTGAAAATTTCCATGAAATTCATAAACCCTTACTTCTTTCCTAGATTTACTAACATCTTTAGTTAACCCAACCAAACATTTCATCCAACTAGGTTTATTATCTTTTTCTCGAATCTCATAATCTATCAAGACAAAAGATTTCCCTATCAGATCTTTTATGTCTATGTTATCGGCATCAAACTTACGTTCAATCTTAATTTTACGGGTTAATTCAAGTAACTTCATATTATGTTCGCTTGAATGTTTTAAAAAATTATACGAATCAGATTGTTTTATTAAGCCCAAATAAGCTGGTAAAGCTTTTATATCCTTTACTCTAGTTAATCTAGTAAGAGTATCACATCGTATTTTAACATAGCCTTTATTATGATCCGTAATCTTCTTACCTAAGTTTCGATTAAATACAAATCCACAAAAATCTATGTTCTTCTGAATGATAGGTATTACACGAGTAGTTAATGATTTATTCCTTATTTTATACTCATACCACCAAAAGTTCATAATTCTCCACTTAGCAGTATTAGCATTTTCTTTTGTATCAAAGGCTATTAGATTATCATCGGCATATCTCACAGAACCTTTCATACCCACTAAACTCCGAACAAAATAATCAGATCTTAACATAATAACATGATGTATAAGAGAAGATGTTGGAGCTCCAATAGGTAATTTCTTATTAAAGAAACATACCGATATTATAAAATCTATAAGCTCATGGTCAGGTATTAACTTCTTAGCTTGAGCCCTAAATATACTGGGAGATATATGCTCATAACATTTCCTTTGATCGATGATTAATAAGTAATTAGCATCTCTCTTATCAAAGAAGATATGTTTAACTCGTTTCAAAACAGATTTTCTTCGATTCTTAGAAGTTATACCACAACCCTCTTTACAGTTTAAACCATTTAAATTATCTACTCTATCATAAAACCTTTTTATCATGAAGATACAGAGGTGCTGAAGGCTTAGAGTTTTAAAGGATGGCATTTTAATATGCCTTACTTTTTTATTGTGACCGATTTTTATTCTGTCTGTATACCTAATATATTTAGAATAAGTACCATCCAGAATACTTTCATAAAGTCGATCAGATAATCTCTCTTTGTTTTTTAAAGCCTTCTGTACTTCTGAACGATTTAGTTTATGTTTACTAGCTTTGACAATGGCCTGATCTACGAGTTCTTTAGTTATTATATTTTCTAACATATAAAGAATGGGCTTTATCCTACCATAGGTAGGACCTACTCCTCTAATACATACCCCAATCGATAAGTATCCTGAGTAGGTTGTCTTATAGTTTACTACTTCTGAGTATGAATAGGTACGGCCATTTAAGTTCCCATTTTGGGCAAGGCAAGAAATGTTGAGGTTAGTATTAGAAACAGGATTGTTCAGATTACAAGTACGAAGAGAACATTCTGCATAGTACGACCTCGCAAGATCTCGCTATACCCATCCATTTTTCCAACTTAAGTGTCCTACTTCAGAGGAGTAATCCCAATGTTACTCTTGTTAGGAGCCCTTAAGATTTTTAATGTTCGCTGCGCTCACTATAACTATAGATTCCTGCGGAATCTTAACCTAAGTCTAATTGGGCTTGGGCAAGGCAAGAAATGTTGAGGTTAGTATGAGAAACAGGATCGTTCAGATCACAAGTACGAAGAGAACATTCTGCAAAGGACGACCTCGCAAACATTGCCATTTCTCGTCTGACTCTCCTATTCAATACTGTTCCCCAATAATTATTCATCCAGTTATAGAAGCTATCTCCTTGTTGACTATTTGAAACTCGTGTAACTGAACAGGGAGTATTTGGGATACGATCATCTCTCCATCCGTCTGATATATCTTGGAAAGTAGAAACCTTCTTATAAGTAGATTCAAAATCAAACTTACCCAAATCATCCTTATATATTGCAGTTTCACTATGCCATTGAGTTTGATCATATTGAATATAACATTCATTAGTTTGACCAACACCATTAGCTCCTGGAGTTACATTACTACAAGTACCCACCGTTTCATATCCACCTCCTACATAAGCCCAAATATCTCCCATATAATTAGCCCCAAAAGTAATAGAAGCCCTAATAAAGAGCTCCATATTATCTGACCCTTTAGTAAAAGATATTTTCTTGATTACAATGCAATCAAGTTTATCTGGGTAAATTCTAGTAACCTTATATTGATTACCATAGAATTCAAACCATTCTCCATCTGCAATCTTCCTTTCATTAGCATAAGAAGCTGCTACAATGGGCTCCATACAGGGAAATAGAGGTTTATAACTCGAAAGATAATATGATAAATAATTTACATTACCATCACCATAAGTAATATTCTGATTAAACTTGAGAACTGAGGTACCATTAATCCTAAGACCACCTTTATCTTCAACAGTATCTACATCAATATTGTCATTAGAAGAACTACCACTACCGTAAATACCAGTGATATTTTTGGTCTTATTGTAGATCTCCAAACAAGTAGAAAATACCAACAAAGCCGGCAAACCTCCTTCTGCAAATGGATAAGGTTTCGTAGGATCTGAATTATTAGCCCGAGCATAGTTCATAGCAGTAATTTGAGAAATATCAGAAATTCTAGGAAATACTGCTTTAGTAGTACCAACTACATCTATACCATCCAAAGTCTTATTAGATTTACAATTAGCATGATCTGCCTCAAAGAGATAATAAAAAGATCTCAATTTACCATCTATAGTACAACACTTAGATGCTGAAAGACCTGTTGGTACTAGTTTAAATTCTGTAATATCTATACCATCCCAATTTACTGGCCTACCGAATATTCCACTCCAAATTCTACCAGAAGCTCCTTTTTGACGATCTAAATGATAAACCGTTGAAGATCTAGTGATCATATTCGAATAATAAGTTTCTGTAGTTTCCCAGGGACGTAATACATTAACTTTATTACCATTTATATCATACAAATCGGCCATCCCGTATTCATTATAAAAATCTACGGGATTAAAAGTACCAGCATCACAGTATTTTTGAGTATGATCAGGGTCTAAATAAAGCTCTACATCACATTCAGCCTTTCTTTCAGGTGTAATACAAACAGCAGGAGCAAATGATCCATCCGAAAATCTCAAAATGTTGTTATCCATCAACATACCAACTATTTTAGTTGTCTCGTTCTGATTATCCCGAGTATCTACTAATACAGGATGGTAGTCACGAGCAAATTCTAAATCTCCTTGGAGATTTAGAATTTCTAATTGATTAGGATCATCAGACCACTCTGCAATGCAATATTTATCCTCATACCCAATAGAATTCTTATTAAGAACTCCAAATATATAGGTATTACCAGTATCGGTACATTGGTAAATACCATCTTTATGAGTCTCCGAATTATAATTCGCTTCTAGACCCTTCCAGAAATTTACATATGCCATATTGTTTTATATTTTAAATTGTTTCTTTAACTCCACGAACGGAAATACCGATGAACCGAAAGCCGCCGACGATGCCGCCGTAGCCCGCATTGAAGCCGAAGTCCCACGCATCTTGAACATCTGAAGAACGAAGCGAAGAAGACCACAAGGCGCCGTCCTCACCGACATCCTGAATAGGGCCATCGTAAGCTACACTAGAAACAGGAACAAACATATATGTTTGTTTGTCGCCCTTCTTATAGAATTTAACACCTTTCAAAGTTCCTTCTGCCTGAGACGCCCAGTTAATCATTACTCTTCCGCTTTGCTCTTGTGCAGTGCCTTGTATTTCTTCACCCTCTGTCAGAACTAAGTAAATGTCAGTATTAAGACACAATTCCTTGTATTCATCGGATGTTGGCATTCTCCAATTTCCACCCATATTTACATGTGCTGCATCATCCTCTGAATCGAGAACCGTTTTATTGTCCGTATTATTGTATTTCGAGAAGTTATCTGAAGAACCATCAACACTCCACTTATAATCAGTCCAACTAAATGCCTTTAATCCTTCCCCGTCACCTACTTGCTCGGCCGTATATCCTTGGGTATCTCCCCATTGGAAATATAAGCCACCATCCTCGGGAGTAGCAGCTCCTATATTCCTATCAGCCCATAAAAGTCCACTTGGTAAGCCTAAATCAATAGCCTTATAAAGACTAGGAGAAAATACATTCACATCCTCTCCAACTTTCTCTACCAAATTATAATCTTGGGCTCCAATAGATGTCTGATTTATCTGTATCCATTTCATAACTTACTAATGATTAAACAAAAAGAAGGTGAAACCTTTGAGATCCCGCCCTCCTTCCAATAGTTAAAGTATTTAGGTTTAAGCACCAACAGTCTTAAGAGTAAGAGCTTGTTCGAGAGCAAGAACTCTAGCCTCAAGATCTGTAATCTCTGCAGCCTGATCTGCAACCGTCTTTAGAGCAGTGTCCAAAGCCTTGAGAGCAGCTACAAACTGAGTTTGACCATTCAGATAATTCGTATCAGAAAGATCCGGCATGGTCATATTAGGATTCTCAACTCCCAATACAGTTTGGAAGTTTACAAAAGCCTTAGCCGTTACTTCCTCATTGTCCAAGATTGCCTTGTGAAGTTTACTGATAGCAGTTTCATAAGAATCTCCAGCAGCAGGTTCCAATTCAAGATTAACGGATTCGGAAGCAGCATAATCCTCAGAAAGTTCCATCTCAATGGTCTTATAAGTACCATCATTTGCCAAGAACTGAGTACCATCTCCATTATTAATAATCTTATCTACTTTTGCCTTGTCTTCCTTAGCCATTGCACCATCAGCTTCGGCAGTAGCATTAGCAATAGTTACCAAGCCTCCAGTAGGATTCTGAGCAGTACCAGTACCAACCTTGATCTGTTTAACTACAGCAGCATCCAAAGCATCTACAGCCGCTTGAGCAGCATCTGCATGAGCATCTACTTCGTTGATAGCAGCTACTATAGTATTCTTAGCATCGGTGGTCAGAGAACCCAATTCACCGATCTTTGCATCTAGAGCAGCCAAGTCAGCAGCTATATCAGCCAAAGATCCTTCTCCATCACCGGCTAAAGTATCCAATGCAACTTTATCAGCTGCAGACATCAAACCAGCAGCAGTACCAGTAGCAGCAGGGATAGTAATATTACCACCATCACCAGCAGCATACTGATTATTGCCGGTATTCTTATCTGCATCAGTGAAAGCAATGTTGATCTGAGTAGCATCCGGAGTTACCAAACCGAAGCCAGTAACTACCGTATTGCTCATAGCATTCAAAGCATCACGGTTAGCTTGGCCCTGGCCACCATCGTAGGCAGTACCAGTTACAGTACCGATTACGATAGAGGGAGAAACCTCCGTCATAGCAGCACCATCCCAACGATACAGTACATTAGTACGGCCTTGATCATCAGCACCTCTACGGTTATACAGTATCTGAGATTGGGGATCAGTTTCTTCCCAGATACCATCTACACCTTCGATGATTTTCTTGGTGGTAGTGTTAAAGTAGTACTTACCATCTTCTACCGGAGTAGGATTCTCAGTAACGAAATTTTCCAAGCCCAGTACGTGGCCAATTACGCCCTTGATAAGAGAAGGATCGATTTTACCTTCATCATCCAAGCCAGCAATGCCGTTGGCAACGTTCTTCTGAGCATTAATTACATTGAGTACAGAATTATCGAAAGCAACAAGCTTTCGATAAATCTCATCGGAGATACCTTGCTGCAGTACACCAAAGAGGTATACATTGCGAGTATCTTCAGCTACATAAATGTAGGTTGAATAGGTCGAAAGATTACCTTCGTAATCTGCCTGAGTTCCTTTCTTAAAATTTACTAAAGCCATAGTTCTGATTATTTAAGAGTTAAAGCAGCATACAATTCAGCTACTAACTTTTCAAGTTGTTGAATTCTCTGTTCCTGAGATTGAATCATATTCTGGAGAGCCTCAATATCGTCTTGATGAGTTTGGGACAGAGTATCGATATTATCCTGAAGGATATTATCCTGATTAATACGATTATTGGTTTCAGTGGCTAAATCCACTATTACCTGCTCAAGCTTATTCTTATCTTCAGCAGTCATAAGACCTGCTAAAGTAGATGTAACAGCTGGTAAAGTGACAGGATTAGTATTCTCTCCAGTGTACTTTTTCTGAGCATCCTTATATTTATAAGTATAAGTAACTACTATTTGACTAGCATCACGAGTAGTAATTGCCTCATTAACCCTTATATTATCAGGGAATGTATCAATTTGATCTTGGATGGCTTTATCAGCAGCTTGCCTATTAGCAATTTCCTGAGCCATCTCGGTATCATGCTTTTGCTCTAATTCCCTAATGGACGTTTGAGTATCTTGCTGAAGCTTATCGATATTATCCTGGAGTACCTGGTCAGCAGCGATTCGATTAGCAGTTTCAGTTGCCAAGTTCGTAGCTACTGTATCGATATTACCCTGAAGAATTGTATCAGCATCCTTCCGATCTTTGATCTCTTGTTCAAGGCGATTCAGAAGGTTAGTTACGTTATCTACCGTACTATTTACCGTTTCCTGAAGACCCTGGATGAGTTCTAAATTACGTTGGATATTAGCAGTATTGGTATTAATAAGTTTAGTGTTATCGGTAATACCCTTCTGCAAAGTATCCCGAATACCATTTACATACTCAATCAGGGATGTACCTTGATCAGCCATGTTATTGGCAAGCTGGGTAATCTGGGTTTGGAGATTCTGGTCAGCAGATTGACGATCTGAGTATTCCTGGGTTAAGGCCTGAGTTAACTGATTGACGGAAGCCTGCCTTTCAGTAGCCTCATTGGTAAGACCTTTCTGAAGAGCCTGGTCGGCTTCCTGACGAGTCTGAGCTTCGGTATCAATCTTAGTTTGGAACTGATTACTGAGCTGAGTAAGCTTAGTATCAGTTTGTGTACCAAGATTATCGATATTGGTTTGAAGTTGGGTATCCGCAGCAATACGGGCTTCTTCCTCAGAATTAATATCCTCAGCCAGAGCTGCTAACTTCTTAGTAATAGTTGCTGAGAAGTTAGGATCATCTCCCAGAGCTTTGGCAATCTCTTCCAGAGTATCAAGTACTTCGGGAGCAGAACCAATAACCTTTTCAATAGCTTCGTTTACTTGAGTACTATTTTGGAAATCAGTATCATTGAGAAGCTGAGACAAGGCAGTGATCTTATTTGCTCCTTCCTCAATGCCATTCAGTTTTTCTAGAAGCTCATCAGTAAAGTCATTCTTTGAAAGATCATATCCTTCCTTCTTATCAACCTTCTTATCATCCAAAGCCTGGTCAGCTTCTTCTCTAGCCTTTGCTTCTTCCTGAATCGCGGTAAGGAGTTCATCTTTGATGTTATCAGTCGAAGTCTGTGAATCCTTGATTTCCTGTCTAATTGCATCATGGTCTTCTTGGTTTTTCTTGGCATAATCCATCATTGCATAGAATACAGCTCCAACATTGTAAGAGTTGTTTGCATTATACAGATGATAGTGCATTACCAAAGCTTCATCAAAGTAAGCAATTGACAGATAGGGATCCCCAATCTTATAAGTATTTGATGTAGCATTGAAGGGTTCTCCATTGATGGTATCAGGATTGCCTAAATCATCAATATAGGATTGCTCAAGAGTAGGAATCAACTGAACTACTGCAGCATCCTGGTACTGAGCCGGGATATCAATCTTACCAAACCATTTCTGGACATCTTCAAGATATGCCAAGTCATGAGCTTCCTCACCAGATTGTCCAGCCTCTTGAACAGTAGGTCTATCTCCTGCAGGAACATTTAAATTAAGAGGGAAAGCAGGATTACCAAAGTCCATAATTCCCCAACGATTAAGCTGAGCCAAAGAATATTGAGTTCCATCAGGACCAGTAGCAAGGATTACATCTCCATAAGATGGTAATATAATTGCTTTACGGTTAGGTAACTCAGTAGTACTTACATTTACGTAAGGTACATAAGTATCCTTAATTTGCTGATCTGCTTTGGCAAATTCTTGGCGTATAGCTGCATCTTCTGAAATTCTTGATTGTTGTTCTGCAGCTAAGGAATTAGTGATATTCTGATCTGCTTGTTCTCTTGCAGCAGTTTCTGCAGCAATGGATGCCTGAAGTTCGGCCTTATCCCTAGTATGTTGAACCTTGAGATCATGGTCTGCTTGAGCTAAAGCAGCTTCTGCTTCTTTTGCCCGAGTAGTTTCTGCATCAGTATAAGCCTTAGCTTCAGCTCGAGCGTTGGCAACCGTGGTAGCCATTTCGGTTTTATAAGCAGCCAGATTAGCAATATCTTCATCAACTCTGGTATTCAAGTTATCAATTTTAGTATTAATATCTTGAATTACCAGAGTAAGCTTTTGCTCAAGATCCTTGAAAATATTGGTTATATCGGTACGTAACTGAATAATTTTGTTGTCTAGATCGGTTTCAGCAGCAGTAGCCCGATTAACCTCTTCTAACAACTCATTTCTCAGAGCCGTAAGTTTATTTGTAATAGTAGTAGCAAAGTTTGGATCATTACCCAAAGCCTCTGCTAATTCCTTAAGAGTATCAAGAGCATCATCTGCTCCATCTACCAAATTGGAGATGGCCGTTTTAACATCATCAGCAGTTTGATAGTTCTTGTCATTTTCCAACTGGGATACTTTAGTAACATAATTAGCATGTTCTTCTATCCCATTCAATTTCTCTAAGAGTTCATCGGTAAAGTCATTCTTAGACAATCCGTAGCCTTCTTTCTTATCTACCTTGTTTGAGATAGAAAGTACAAAAGCCCAGAACTCCTGAATAGTGCCAACAAATCCAGCTTTTACGAAGTCATCGAAGTATCCCTGGAGTAGCCGTTGGTCTATTTCTTCGCAAGTGTAGTATTTACTTAAGTACATATCAATAATTTGGATTTAAGTTTAAACTTCGACTTCTTCCAATCAGGTATTCAGAATCGATATCCTGAAAATAAACACCTTCACTACCAGCAAAGGCATTTGCTATATCATCGGGATTATCTGGATCTACCGGACCTAAGTCTTCGACTTCTCCTTTTATGATAGCATAATCTGGAATCTGATCTATCCTGAACTTGACCACAGCTCCGATTTCGGATATATGACCAATATATTTCCTACCAATATCGATGTGGAGAAGATCCTTATCGAAGATTGATTTGAAATAATCATGGTAGCAAGATACCATTTTGAAGCCAGTAATACTTCTCCAGATGGATATCTCAACCCGTTTACCTAAATCAGGCATTTCGATATGTACTCCAGAAGGACCACTAACTTGAATAAGGTTACTGTCGTAGTAGATACCATCAACCCCATTAATCTGAGTAAATGTGAGTTGAACAGTCTTCATGTGACAAATGTTATTTTAGAATCTTTATCTCTCCTTAGGATAACCATAAATACCAAACCTTCATCCTTAGCTTGGGCTACTTCGGTATCCCCAGTAGGCTTATAAACTATACCGTTGATAACGAATCTGTCCATCTCCCAATTAAAATCCCAGTAACCTTCTTTGGTCATGTACCCATTTACTTCAAGGTACCTACGAGAAATTAAGAGGGACATATTTTCATCGTCCAATGCTCCTGCAACAGTAGCCTTATTGATAGGCCAGTTTCTGAAAGCATTGTAGGAAAGCAAAGCCTCTATTTGTATATTAAAATACTTTGGGATATCGTCCTCAGCATGGGATAACATCTGATCTACGTTCTTAGCCCAGGTAATAGTTTGCCTACCAGCATCCCAATTCATAAAGCTCGTAATGATATGCTTATACCTGTCCCAAGAACTATTCCAGACTTTGAAATGAGGAGTCTTGGTCACTTTTTACGGAAAGGTTTAAGGCCTCGGATGGGAGCAGTGGGATTGGGACCATCCAAAGGACCTGGTATTCTTGGGTTAACAACTCTTGGTACTACGGTTCGTGATACGGAATCACAGAAAGGTAGATAAATCTCTAACCTTGATGCAAGCATACAAAGGTTTGCCTTAAGTAAATCCATCGTTCCACCTGGTTTAAGGGCATCTGTATATGCCTTCCAAAGTGAACTAGTAGCATCAGCCAACTGGTCATAATATTGAACCTCAGTTGGACCAGTAACGATCTGTTTAATCCTATCGCCTCTGGCTTGTTCTGGTCCAGAAGTACCATCACCGATTTGCTCTTTGGTCGAAGTTAACTGACTTAGGTACTCACCTGTGGATATTAACAGATTCTGCAATTTCACATTTAAGTAATCCCAGGCAGATAATTCCATTATTAGTTGGTTTTCTAGTGCTTCATACCATAATTCATCTTGATATTTATCAGGCGGTATTGGATGATTTACTAGTGGTCCGATATATAATTGCCACTTATAAATATAGAATCTCTTTTCCTCATCGGTCATACCATCGGATAACTCTGAAGGTATAAGGTTATTGATAAGGTTGTAGATACTATCAGATAAAGTGTTATGACCAAAATCACAAACTACTACATTATGGGATACTGTAATATCCAAACCGGTAGAGCTTGTTACGTGCATAGTGATGGTATAGAATCCTGGATTTTCATAGGTATATGAAGGATGGCGTTTATTGAAAACCTCACCCTTATCATCACCAAAGTCCCAATCAAAAACACATTTGACCGGGACTTTGCCTATAACTCGACAGGAAACGGATAGACCAGATCTTACAGTGAGAAAGTCAAATCCATGTTCCATACCTTAATAATGTTATTCTTCTTTGTTAGTTTTGAAGAAAGATTTGATTAAGTCGTAAATACCAGAGCCAGACAGACCTGCAATAGCACCTAATAATATGGTCTGTACCCAACTCATGTCTACCAAATCAATTGGCCAATTAATAACCTTGGATATAGCGCATATCAGAATACCAACTACTACCGAGATAAGGATCTTCAGCCAGTTGTGATTCTGAATGTAAGAGACCTGCTTAGCAATCTGAGTAACTACCAAAGAGATGACAGATACAATTGCTGTGAAAGCTTCGTTACCTATGCCAAGATCTGTATTGGCATCACCCGTTTGGGCAAAGAGCGGGCATACAAACATAAGCAGCATGCCCAGCAAGAGTAGGACTTTTGTTTTCATTTTATTCTTCTGAGTTAGCAAGTTCCTTAAATACAGCTTCAATCAGGGTTTCAACTGTATCTTCGGGATCAGCCTCGATTTCGAAGGCCTTTGCCAAAGCCTTTGCCTGCTCAAAGTTGTATCCTTTCTGGACCTTTGCCAACTCCATACCCTGTTTGTATTGGGCTTTGATCTTCTTGATCATCTTCTTCAAATCATTTTCGGAGATAGCCGAAATGACTTGATTAGCTACCAATACCAAGTGGCCTGTTGCCAGGGCTCTTTGGATCTTCTTTGAAGCATATTGCTTCATGTTCAAGGCTTTCTGTTGGCCCCGAATTACAGTGATACCTGTGGATTGGTCGTGAAAGCTATAAGCTCTCGGACCTACCGTTACTATTCGTTGTTCCATACCATGTTTATTAAAGAGTTTAACAATAGAATGTAGGCCCACTTTCCCAAGCAGGCCTACGGAGAGTGATTTAACTAATTAATTGTTTTCCCACGAAAAAATCCAAAAACAAAAGAGTTACGTTAGTCACTTAATTCATTAAGTTACGTTATTCCAAACTTACGTTCAAGAAAGGATCGATGTTCATGAAGTCCGGGAAGCCAGCCTCCGAGAACGGAACATTGGCAGCCAGCAACAGAACAGCATCTTGGTATACCTTCGAGAAACCCGTAGTCAGACTTGCATAAATAGCAGAAGTCTGGTTGGATACGATTCTTTCGGATTCCATCATGAGCTGACGAGCGGTCAACTTAATCAAGGCCGAAGATGTATCAACCAGAAGCAACTGCTGATCCGGAGTTCCCGGATATATATAGAAATCTGCACGGTTCGGAACCGGAGAATGCACAGTCAGAGTAGCTTCCGTCGTACCATAATGACGTTCCTTAAATTCGGGCAGGTCGAGCAATTCGATTGCCTGGTCTTCACCACCAATCATAGTGCTGAAGTTACGTCCCATTCGGGCAGCTCTTACCCAGATGTGCAGCAAGTCTTTGTAGGTAATACCATTCGTGGTCTCATATACACCCAATACCGGAGCGGATTCGGAACCATCTTCCTTGTTACCGTTGATAAGTACATCCATTGCCAGAGTATCCAAAGCATAACCCAGCTGTACACCGAAGTCACGCAGATAGATAGCCAAGACATCCAGAGATACGTAGTTACGGACTTCGTCGGTGAGTTTGAAGCCCTTACCGATCTTGAACAGGGTAACCGATTTCTGGCCGAAGCTAACATCTCCCAAGGGGATGGTTTCAGCCTCGTTCACCTTAGCAGGAACGGCATCGGACATGTTAACCATCGGCATAACGATAGTCAAGCCGCTTACTGACTGGTCGGAAGAAATGATATTGGGATAGAAAGGTGCCTGGCGCATACCCAGAGTTACAGCAGCACGGATAATTTCCGGTACCAACCAACGGATGTTCTGTTGGGGCATCGTGAAGATATTCTGCATCGTATCTACCTTGGGATTAACACCCACCTTTTCAAACAAATCTGCTTGAGAGATACCCCACTTACCCTGAACCATTTCCTCAAAGGTGATTTCAATGGGTTTGTGGTTATTATTTCCAGAGCGAGCAGCTTCCAAGCTTCTCACCATCTCAGGAAATTCATTCATGAAATCCTGAGCCTTCAATTTTGAAATATCAATTGTTGCCATGTTAAATGAGTTTATCGGATTAATACCTGGATTACATCATTGGCTTCATCAGCAGGCAGCAAGGAAATAAACTTAGTTTCCTCTACCGAAGATTGAGCAATGATAAAACGATCATTGAGCAATGTGCCCATCGGAGCAACATAGCCAGCATAAATGGCAGCGGTAGCTACCCAGTTACAGATCATATAACCTTCTACAGCAACCGTAACTTCTACCGGATAATTTCTTTGTGGACCATAGGCCGGATTTACATTATCCGTAACTGCTACGCCAAGGTAGATCTGAGAACCATCGCCCCCGGGAATGAACGGTTCAATCAAACCATCTTGACCGAGAGCTACCGGCATGCCTTGTACTATTTTTTGTCCTTCTTTTACACAGAAAGCTTGGTGAAGCTTATGTGATTCACTTTTATAAATGACGGCTCTGGGAGTCTTTTGCCCAAAGAGGGTCAACGGCTGAGGGTCATTGACCAACTGCGTCGTAGGTCCATAATTTGCCATATTTGTCTTACTTTAATTTGTTACGATAAAATTGTTCCATCAAGGATTCGTTAGAAGGAATTTCGCCTTCTTGAGCCTCATCCTCTTTGTTTTTTGTAGTGTCTTCCTTAACCGAAGAAGCACGGCTGATTTCATGAGAACCGCAATTAGCACATTTCATTGGGAATTTCTCATCCAATCTAGCTTCATAATCCTTCTTCAAGGAGATAAGAGTTGCCAAGCCCGTTGTTTCAGAGTTCAGCATAGTGACGATAGTTTCATCGACTTGATCACCCATAAGTTTCTTATAGGTAGCTACAGCATCCTCACGGAGAGAAGCAATGTAATTCTTGCCTACCGTAGCCATATCCTTTAAGTTTGCAATCTCTGCATCCTTGTTGGCAATCTGATCGGTAAGCTGATTCTTTTCCGTAGTCAGATTATCAACTCGAGTTTGAAGATCACCTTTGGATGATACCAAGCCTTTCAGTAATACCAGAGCATTTTCTTGGTTTGCTTCGGTACCCTCGGCAAAAGAAATGATTCCTTCCTTAACGAGGTTTTCAATAAACAATTCAAGTTCGTTCATACTGTTTTTATCTTGGTTATCTAATTGTGATGTATCACTAAAGGATTCTTGGGTATCGTTGTAATCCTTGAAATCAGAGAAATAATATACCTGTTTGGTATCTTCCTCATACTCCTTATATGATGCCCAAGATCTCTGGGCAAATGCAGGATTAATGATTTTACCATCAGAACCGATTTTCTGGGCAAAGCTATCAGCTCCATGGGATACCAAAGAAGTTTCAAGGTATCTTACTACCTCAGTCACCACTCTACGAACCATCTGGCCCTTGGCATCATAGGTACCAAGTTTCTGATAGAATTCGTTATCTTCCATACCTGGGTGAGATTTATCCCACTTAAACTGAACGGTAACAGAGTTAGAATGGATTGAAGGAGGTTCCATAAGGATACCTCTAGCAATTCTTGGATTAGCTTTGCCATCAATCTTAAGTACTCCATTGATACCAGCGGGGATACTGAAGGAACCATCCTTGTATCCTTCTTGCCACATCACCTTGGATACAGATCCAATGGCATTACCAATATCAGTAGAGTGATCGCAATTTACTGTTTGGCCAAGCAGAAGCTTCATAGAAGCCTTAAGTACACCATTCTGACTGAAATCGGTAGGATTCCAATTCTTAGATACTATGGTTTCGGAAAGCAATCGAAATACAGGTTCGATAAATTCCTCATCCTTAGGCTTAAGATCCTCTGCCTTGAGATCTGGGTAATAGGTATTATAATCGATCTCACTACCGAATAATCCAAATTGAGTGATGGATTCTGGAGTAGGTTTAACCCATTCGTAATACCTTTCACAAAAAGTCTGAGCACCAACGGCCTCTGGTACATAAGATGCCAGGATAGTATGGCCTTGACCAATTCTCATTGAATCAAGGTGCTCCCTGTTTCTATGGGTTATATTAACTTTAGGCGGCATAATTAACGGGGTTTAGTGTTTTGGTCATGACGGCGACCAGAAGAAGATCCCTTATCTCTAGAGCGTCTAGCAGATTGGTTCTTATCTGATTGCCTTTGTTTCTTCTTAGTTGCCTCTTGTGGATCATTATTGACACCATTTTGGTCCTCCAAAGATAACCTGGGTTCATCTTCATCGGGTGAATCATAACCCATTTCCCAAGCATATTGGTCCTGAGATATGATACCTGCCTTGTACAACAGGTCCAAGTTTTGGATTTTATACTGAAGACCTTGTTGAACCTTGACTTCATCGGAGATAGTAGAAGTACCCCAAGTGATTCTGATTCCTTTGTTGTTAAATCCTGCCAGCAAGAGCTCTAAAGAATAAATCTTCTCAAGAACAAAGCCTGCTATCATTTGCAGATTCTTCAACTGGGAAATCATTTTAGAGAGCATAGTACCTGATGCACCATCTCCACTTACATTACCAAGACCTATGATAGAGCCATTTACTCCCAATCCATTTGCAACAGACTGTTGGTTCATGGACCATGGGATCTCTATATTGCCAAGTTCTTTGGTAGTAGAGTTAAGTTTGAATTCATGGTCATCTATGTACCCAGTTACTATACCATCCTTCATACCTTCTTTAAGGTTCTTCTTCAATCGAATCAGTTCTCGATTTAACCTGGCCTCATAGGCATTGATGGATTCATTGGGTCTTTGGTCAGATTTAGCCATCTTAGCTTCCAAGAATCCTACCATACCGCAGATTTCCATGATATGCTTGAAATTAATCTTCATATCATGTTGGCCTTTCAATGAATCCAACGCAGCCATAAACGGAGGTATTCCGTAAGGTTCATCGGTATCATTGAACATACCTGCATAAAAGTAGGTTTCGGGGTTAAGCTTTATGTACTGGCCATTTTTTACAAGAGCATTGTTATTCCTCTGATAAGGAGAATATACGCCATTAGCTTCCCTTTTAAAGATTATATTCTCGGGTTTTAAGAACAGAATAGTAGCCAAGCCACTTAAATCCTTATTAGGTACAGCTTCTACGGATATAGCTCCTCCTACCAGGAGTTGAACCATCATCTTATTTACTAATCCATCGATTCCAGCAGTATATCTGGACCATTTGGTAGTAACAGCTTTAAGATGATCTCTCATCTTCTCTGCCTCATCATCGCTATTGTTAGGAAATGTTACGTTATGACCCGTGTTGGCTAACTTAAACATATCCTGGGTAGCAATAGACATATCAGGATTTACCTTGTACAGATCTCTGATAAGTTTAATTACTTCAACACGAAAAGAGGGCTCAACCATTTTGGTCTGCCCTTTCAGAGTAAGAAATAGAGAATCATCTTCATCTACCGAGACCCTACCTGGTGAAATAGGGGTTTCGGGTTTATTCCGAGGAGCCTCATTTTGTTGAGTATCCTCCTTGGGAGGTGATTTCCTCCCGAATAAGTTAAAAAGTTTCATCTCGGTTGAACTATAATGTTTGTCTTTCCTTTTCGAATGTGATTGCAGATTGCCTTACCGAATATATCATCATCGGCATAGATCTCATTTTCCATGTCCACTGCATCATTGTTGGTTTTATGTTTACCCATTGCTACTGGTCTACCCAAGCCATCATAAATGAAAGTGTAAGCCTCTTGTACAAAGAAAGGATCCTTTACGATTATGTTCTCTTCTCGGATATCCTTTTCCAATCCTTCGATGATTACCGAACGATTTTTATTGGTAGTAAGCCAACCTGGTGATTGATCCATCTCGGGTTTGCTTTTGCCTTTTTTCTTGAGGATTTTCTGATAATAGTATAGCTTAGGGTAGCCTTCAGTTTGAAGGAGAGAGGTAACTGCCAAACCGACATCATTGGATTCGGGAGCAAGCGTAGCCCAATTAAAGAGCTGGCCTGTGTCTCCCAGAAGTCTTCCAAATTTGTCTACGGATAGTTTACCCTTGAATACCACTTGTTCTTCTCCTTCCTTATCCATACAGGTGAAGGAGGAATAGTCGGTATTTCTACCAGTAGAAACGTCTGCACCAATAAAGTATTCCCGATCTGGTTCCGGATTCAGATACCTTCGATATTGGCCATTGAATCGTTTCTCAATTACTGGATAATCATCCAAGCAATCTTCAATAGCCTTGATATCTGCCAAATCGAATACTGTATTGCCAGAACCCAAAAAGTCTCCATCTATTTCCTGTGCTGTTCTTCTTGGTCCCAATGCTGCAGCCATTTGATCATACCAAGCTTGATCACGTTCAGGGTGCATATTCCAATACAATCGGAGGGGATTGAAGCCATTGGATTGAGCAATGGAATCTACCCACATTGAATGATAAAATCCTCCGATACCTCTGGGAGTAGAATTAATGATACAAGCACCACCAGTAGAGATGGTAGGTAAAGCGGCAGCAAATACATCTGATGCCCATCGAACCATTGCAGCCTCATCTATCACCAAGAGAGTCAAGGATTCAGAACGACCAGCTTCAGGAGATGTAGGTAAGGATTCAATAAATGAACCGTTGTTGAACTCCATCAAAGATGCAGATCCGTATTCTCCACCTCTACCGTTAAGGATTGGTGTTTGAAGATACCAAGGTAAGTTTTTGTACATGAACTTGATTTTCTTCAACACCTTCTTTGCCGTGATATCCTTAATGGAAATGATGTTGATTTTCTTGTTTGGGTGGTACATAGCCAACCAAAGGCAGTACATTGAGATTAATTCAGTAATACCAGCCTGACGGAATTTCAGGATGATATTGAATCTTTCTGCAACGAAGTTATATAATACCGAACGTTGGTAAGGATACAGTTTGAATTGTACCTTACCTCTCATGGGGTGAATTACATAACAGAAAGTACTGAATAGGAAGACATCATTACTAACAGCAGCTAAGGTTTTTAGCTCTTCTCTAGTAAGTGTAGTTCTTTCTTCAGATATCTTTCTTGCCATAGTTTTAGAAGTTGTATTTAATCGAAATCTCCAAGTCAGTACCAATTCCCTTCATATAGGAAGGGTAATGGTAAACGTTGATTCCGAGGTTATAATCAAATTTCTTGGTCTTGAAAGAAATCCCGGTTCCTATGTCCATCAAGTTATGAAATACTCGATATTTGGCATAGGCATAAGGTTTTATTTTCAACTTCTTCCCAACATATTCGGAAGTTAAATTACCCTGATACCAGTTGTATTGGTAATCTTCTAGATTGATTGGAAAGATTCTAGAGGAATAAATACCAGAAGTTTGATTGAACAGATTCAGTTTGATTTTATCCTTTTCTAGAATGAATTGAAAAAGAGAATCCTGGCTTGATATAGAAGAGTAGCTTATGGAATCCTTAACCTTATGTACAACATTGATGATCGTATCATATACCAGGATTCTCTTGGGTTTAACAAACTGACTAAAAGTGGGTTCAGGTTCAAATGGTTTATCGATATAAACGGTATCGGTAATGTATTCAGTAGTAGGATTGGCAATGAGATCCGAATACCTCCCAATCACCCGTTTATATCGGTACCAAAAGAAAATAGTCAATCCTAGAAGGATTAGGACCAACAGAATGGTTAATACCTTTTTCATTAGTACCTACTTGACTTAATAATATACTGGATCTCAGATAATACATCCTTAAGTTGACCGAGATTGGATTCAGTCAATTGAGGATTATTCTTTAGAGGTACTGAAAATCCTATAAAAAAGGACTTATCAGTTGGACGACAAATAAACCTTGCTCCGCATCTTACCATCAAAAGAATCAAATGACGATAAATGATTCGGATTATGGATTTGGGTAAAAATCCCCTATATTTCAAATCCTTTGCTTCATCTCTAGAAATCTTCGGTGTTTTAATTTCCTTGTTCATACGAGTTAAGTTTTATGGGTTGCAATTCTGAATAGTCCTTGAAGAACTTTAGGATCAAGGCCCTTTTCTTTTAATATAAAAACAAATCTACTGATGATATTACTGGAATACTACTTACTTACTACTTACGGTAGTAAGTAGTATTCCAAATACCTTTAGGTATTTGGATATTGGTGCCTGTAAATAAAAAGCGCGGTATAGATTTTTTAAGTCCTAGAATAGGAGCTTTATAAGATGCACTCTTTGAACCAATATCCTATTTCACCTACCGAACCTTTGGTAAGGGTATACCTGGCTTTATTGAGGTAATAAAGAAAATCTTTATCTTCAGAAGTTGGTACCAAGTCCTTGAATTTCTCAGGGAAATAAAGTTTGAAGGATTTCGGTATTCCCATGATTACCCTCATATCCTGGATCCCTAAAGGTAATCCATCGGGTCTAAATTGCCTATCTGCAGGTCTTACCGTCATCGGGTATGTATCCTCCTTTAATCGGTAAACTCCAGGTAGGGATTTCATTTTTCTTGTCTTGATCGGCCATTTGTATTCATTTTTGAAGTCATTATTCCAGAGCTTTTGGATCTCTGCTACAGTTAAATTCTCCTTCTTAGGCAATTTTCGATAATCATACATCGCCAAAACTTTATCCATTGGTGGGATAAAATTTCCCTTGCCCCAGGCAAGTTCTAGTAATTTTCTAGTAACTTTTGGCTTATTTATGCTAAATATCTTTGCGAAGGATTTCCTATTAAACTTAGAGCCTCTTTTTACTCCGATAATTACCAACCTTTTCCTTGACTTCTGGGAATTACCGAACTCTATTACTGAATGACAGTGAAATATGAGCTTGTATCCAGGGAATCTGAGACAAAATTCGGTTTTAGGAATAAAATCCAGGAGCCTTGGGAGGTTTTCAATCAGAAAAACTTGGGGTTTATAGGTAATAATTGCCTTGAGAACCAGGTTAATGGTCTTATTTTTCTCGGGTTTACCCAACTTTTTCTTCTTAGAAAGCCTCATAATGCTACTTGCACCACAATCGGGGCTTGATACAATAATATCAGGTTCCCAATCGGGTAGTTCGAAGGACTTTACAAAGGGTATTTTATCGAAGTTGAGTCTCCATTGCTCCTCTTTTGGAGTATGAAATACAGGTCTGGGCTCTAAATTTCCCAGTATTTCGAACCTTTCATCGTTCAAAAACGGGAAAAGTAGAGCTGCTCCGGATCCTGCACAGCATCCCATGACTTTGAGTTTCTTGGGTTTCATCGTTTACTCAGTTTTTGAGTTAGTATTCTCCGTATCGGGTGATCCATAACCAGTTTTATTCTTCTCTTCTTCGTTCATTTCTTGTAGCTTTTAATGGATAAGTACTTTGTCCAAGCATAATGCTTACGTTCGGACAGATAATTTAGATTCTCTTCATTGTTATGAGCCTCTTCTTCAAAGGATATCTCATGATATTCATCCTTCTGATTAGTATGAGGACTAGCTATAAGGATGATGAGATATTCTATCCCATACCAGAGATAGAAGAATATCCAAAGCATTTCCTTCATCTGAGCAGAATGAATTCTCTCATGATTTATCATTTTTTCACTTACTTGATCCATACCGTCTTTACGTATAAATAGGATCCCAAAAAGATTAATGGCAGCATATCCTTTGAAAGGGAAATTCTTGGTATAAACGATCTTCATAGTTTACCTTTCAAGTTATTATAAGAGTTACTTAATCTCTGACTATAAAGTTTCACTTGACCGGGCCCATTATACTTAAGAGTGAACCCTTCCCAATCGTGCTCCTGCAAATATCCCACTAGGTTTTGGTTCTTAAGGAATTTGTACCAGAGTTCCATTTGGGATTCCTCTGATGCCTTCATCTTTCGAACGAATTCCATCACAGTTTCACATTCGCAGTATTGGTAATTGAAGCCCATGATTTGAGGAAATCCCCAGGAAGTTGCAAGCATAGCACATTCTGGATGGATTTTCCTGGCTTCATTATACCGATCATACTCATCCATACCTCCGAGATAGAATTGCCTTGTCCAGGATTCATAACAAATCGAAGGATGGGATCTAGAGATTCTTACTACCGTAGCTTTGGGGTTTACCTTGAGGAGTTCTTTGTAGAAGATATGGCCTTCGAATAAAATCTTAGGTTTACCATCTGCCAAGAATCCATTAAGGTCTAAACCACATTCTACTATGGCAACAGCTTTCAGGAGAGCTGGTTCTATTGAGAACTTCTCTCCGAGTTTCTGAAACATTTCGTTAGTTATCATAATCGATCAATATGGTTATATTAGGGATTACTCGGTATTGCTCAAATCCTTAGCTAAGTTCTATATACCTGAGCTATTTGATATAAATCATTAAATTTATGTGATATGAACTTACAAGAAAGTATTAAACATTATTGGGATAAGATGGATCTTGGGTATTGGAAATATCTGATCACTAAAGATTTTGATGTATGGAAGATTAGAGGTCACCAAGCATATTCTGATATCTCCATCGGAATGTCCTACCCAATCTCTTCCACTATGAAGTATTTTTATAATACAAACAAGAGGATTTGGGCTTCTCATAACAACCTCGAGTATATGGGGAATCTGATGCCTTATATGAAGATAGAAGAGGATTTGGATATAACCCCAAATACCATTTTCCTTACCAAAGATACTTGGATTATCCTCAAGAACATAATCCCTTGCCCCACTAATTTGCAAGAAATAGAAAAATATATACAAGAAATTAAAAATTTACCCGTAAATTTGTAACGTATTAATATATCTATTTATTTATGGACAAAATTAAAAAACTCAAGCCAGAACAAGAGGTGCTTTACCATGATGGGAAAACCCTCTATGAGATTGCTAAGGTGATCGAAATCAACAAATCTCAGAAGATTGCCAAACTATCCAACAAAGTAGTAGTATCAAGAATTCCTTCTGGAGAAATCTTCGGAAGAACCGATGGCAAAGAAGGATATGCCTTACCCTTGAATGAGAAGAATCAAACCTTATTCCAGGCCTATAAAGCATACCATGAATTGAAAAGGAAATTGGAGAACATTCAACACGAATTGAGAAATGGATTTAAGGGATCCGATCCCAAGTATATCCTTAAACTTAATAACCTCCTATGATTGCCATCACTATTCTATACCTACTGTGCCTTATACCGGCAATCGTATTTACTAAGTTCGGATTAAAAGAGGGATTGATGCAAAAGTACGGAGTACCAGGGAAGCTCATTTTCTTCCTATCCGTTTGGATGATTACTCCAGGATTCTTCATCATATACCTTTTCTTAATCCTAAAGAAAAAGCTATCTAATTAACCTCTAGCCAGGGAATAATTCCCTGGCTTTTAATACCTACTAATTATGATATATACCCACTATGATAGAAATTTTAGGAGAGTAGGAACCACAATGGATTCTACTACCTCCATGCTTATCCGAGGATTAATTATCCTTCTGATTATAATCTTTCCCATCTACCCAGTGATTTGGATTGCTTTATACTTTAAGTTCGGATTCAAGGCATTTGGTAAACTTCAATGGGTACTTCATGGAATCCTAATTGCCTGGTTCTGGGTAGTGATAGGATATCAAGTTTCAAAAGATAAGCCTGCAGAAGGACCCTTTGAGAACCTTCCTTCCTGGACCTATAACGATCATGAGACAGGGAACCTAATCATTGAACGCAAAGGCATAGATTACTAGGATGAGGAAATACAGATTACCTAATGGGCATTTTGGTAAAGGCAATAACTTTGCTGAAGGTAATAGGTGGGAGGAAATCTATGATCCTAAGACTTTAGAGATGCAAAGGGATAGGATTAAGAAGATGGTACTAAATAGGAAATCTTGGGGCTATAATAAGGGATCTTCTAGAGCAGTATTTTGTAATACTAATAGGAAAATATACCCTAATATAAGAGCTGCCTCTAAAGAATTGGGTATTTCTGATAGCTCTATATCTAAGGTATGCAAAGGGATTTATAAGCAAGTGAAAGGATTTAGATTTGAGTATTATTATGAGGATTGAAGGATTTAAGAGAATACCTATTGAGGGGTATTATGATAATGGAGATTTTATAAACCTTGGTTATTCTTATTTCAAAGTGGGATGGTTTACTTTCTATGGGAATGAGTTTTTATTTGAGGATGAGATACCTTGGAGTTTAGATGAAATGAAAAGAAGGGTGGATGTGGTAAGGATAGATGGGAATAAGGAGATGACTTTAGAGGAATTCTTGGGATCCCTTTAATACGTACGTAGGGTTTGCGAAAAATTTTTGGGGCTTTGGGAGAAATCTTAGGGTCCCTAAATTATGTTTGGGATCCAAGGGTCTCTTTCTTTGTGTTTTGCTTGGCATTGGCTTTCACTGGGATCTCCTTTAATGTGTACGTATGGGGTATAGTACTTAGGGCCGCTAACGGTTACGTTAAATTTAATGTAAGGAATAAAAAAATAGGGGACAAACGTCCCCTATTTATTAAAGATTTCTAAAAAGATAATGCCCACAAAATTAGAATAAGAAAGTACATGAGTACAAATGTACCCAATACAAAAAGAAATTTTTTCATTATTTTTTATTTTTAGAATGTTTCACGTGAAACAATTTTCTTTACTTACTTACATTTGTTTTCACAATTTGTAATGCTTTTTCGCACAAATTACGGGTATTATCGTCCGTTCGGCCGCTACATACCGAATTAACTGAAAAATCATTTACTGAATAAATATCAACATACCATTTATAAAAGTCTTGGCACAACTTTTTGAGTTTTGTTTTGTCCTTGCAGGACAAAATTTCTGCAAAAAATCCGTCCCGAATCTGACGTAATTTTTTGCGTGCCATCTTTTTTTGTTGGTCAAATAAGCCTGCAAAAAGTTCTTTTTTGTAAAGGTCAACATTTTGCCCCTTTACACCTTTTGCAATCGTCCCCGAATTACGAAAGGATGTAATTTTATCGAGGATATTGCCGTTTGCTTTTGCTTGAGCAACGGCGCGTTTTGCACTCACTTTATTTACTTTTTCTTTTTTTGTTGCTACATTTGTAGTAACTTGATTTTGGTTTTGATTGTTATTTGTTTCCATATTCTTTTGAGTTTTAGAGTTATTAATTTAGTTTATCGTTCACGTTTTTGTAGGTAGGAAAAAAAAATAGTTTCACGTGAAACATTTGTATCATTAAATCAAAGAACACTTAAAAAAGTCCTATTTTTTCCACTTTTTCAACCACTGGGGAGATAACTCCTTATCTCCCTTCGACATTGCAAAGGTACGGACTTTTTTTGAATCACCAAAAAATACCCTATATTTTTTTAATCCATTAACAAAAATCCCTATTTTTCCCTTGAAAAATACAAATTTTCAAAATACAAAAAATTTTTTAAGTTAACCAACTCAAAATAATTATTTATTTTTCTAAAAAAATTTTGTAGAATCAAATTTTTTATTATTTGCGCACGATATTCTATATATAAAGAAAGATAGGGTCAGGGTGGGACCATGTAGGGATTATTTATAAAAAATCTTAAATTATTTGGATTTTTAGAAAACCAAATTTTTTAAGAATTTTTTAGAATTTTCTTATTATTTTTATTTTATAAAAATTTTTTGAATTTTTGAAAAATTTTTGGGAATTACTCCCATCTGAATTTTGTGTAAAGATTTTTCATATAATTTATTTTGGTGGGCTCGGTCTCCCACTTCCGCTAGAGAGCTTATATATACCTGTATGATATAGGATAGAGGTAGGTATGAATAGAAGATAGTATGAATAGGAAAGGATAGATGGATAGGTATGGGATCCTTAATTGCTTAAATCCCCGGGGCCATTGCATACACCTTATGGTCCCAAAGGATCTAAATCAATAAGGCCCTATATAGCCTTTATCATATAACCTCAGAAACCACAGGGCCATATATAGCCTTTATATATGTTCGCCGGTAAGCTTAGTAGGACTCAGATAAGGTTCCTCAGATAAGCGTATACACAAAGATACCTGGCTATGTCCTATCGCAGGTAAGCCAGGTATAGAGAATATGGAAAGTCAATCAATCAATGATGATGTATATGTTTCCGTTTATATGGGGTATATTAATAAAGGCGTAGTAACTGCATTCCTCGGGTTGGGGTTTTTCGGTAATTTCCATTACATAGTCATCCGTATTATAATAGATGTAGGAATCATACTTAGTGTTTAGGGCTTGGGTAAGCGGAGTAAGATTTAGTAGAACTATGTGCATTGCTTGATCATGTTGATAGCCAAAGTAATTCTCTAGATAGCTAGCTAGGTCCTTGATTTTATCCCAGCTAGGTATTTCCTTAGTATCTATTGGTTCTAGGTACCAGGAGTGATATTTGTTATTGCACAGAGGTTCTGTGCAATCTCCTGTTAGGGTAATATGTTCGTTATCGAAGAGAATTTGAAGGTAGTTTTCGATAGAGTTAAGTACCAGTTGGAAATCTTTCTCTGTAGTTTGATAGTGAACCGAGTAGAGCTTTTGGTTATTGCTAGTGATTTGTAAATTAGTAGATATAAGTTTCATAGTTGTAAAAGTGTTAGAGGGACTAGGAGCATTGCCTAGTCCCAGGGTTAATAATTAGATGGTGAAATAAAGCATGAAGATCTCATGTTCTCTGTCCTTCCATTTGAGTTGAGGAGTAATATCATCGTCCTCTAGCCAAGTGAAGGCCTTGAATAAGTCCATTGTTGGTGTACCCCTGAAGGTGAATTCCCAGTAGAATGTACCGTCTTGGTTAATAATGCAAAGGATAGATATTAATTGCAAGTTACCGAGTTGGTGAATGGAATCCCGGAGGGCCTTGTAATAAGGTTCGAAGTCCAAGTTGGGTTGGTTGGCATACTGTTCTCTAATTTTAGAAAACTCCTTTTTTAATACTAATTGATTTCTTTCCATATCTTAAAAAATTTAATTAATGAAACAATATGTATAAACTATCACGGTGCAAAGGTACGCATTTTATTTTAATATGCAAAATATAGGGTTCGTAAGTTGATAAGTAATTGGTAGTCAATCAGTTACAGAATAGGTAAGCTTCTAGAGCATTCTTTTTATTGGTATAAGTATTTAGTTAGCTTGTAAATGTACCTAGTACTAAGAAACGGTACCTTGAAAAGGTAATCCTGGAGGCCCCAAGGTACAAATCCTAGCCCCTAAATTTGCCATCCTAAGGGGCCATTTGGTACACAAAAAGGCTTAGGATTTTAATAAATCCCCACTACCTTGAGGCCATAAATCCTTAAATCCTATTGCCTAAATCCTAACAACCCACCCTATATAATAACTATATAGTATAAACTTAGGATCTAGGCAATCTAGGTACATAACTCCCTGATTATCAACGATCCGATTGCCTTGAATCACAAATCCTACCAACTATGCACCCTATAATACTAATAACTATAATAAAGGGTTGGTTAGGGGATCTTGGCAATGGGTAATTATTGGAGCCCCTTAATACACCTTGCGCATAAGAGCTAGATAGCTACCTGTATAGTAGATAGTATAGTAGTAGAGCTAATTGGCTTTATTGTCTTGGTACCTTGAGGATCCCCATTTAGAGGCCTTATGGGGTATGTGTTGGCATAGTACTTGCCTGGATCCTTCCTTGAGCCTTGAGGATCCTAGTTTTGCCAACCCCCAGATTGTTAGAGTAGCTGGATTGATAGTAGATTGATATGTGGAATGATATAAGTACTCAAGTTTGAATAGTATATAATTGGTACCCCAAATAAGGGAAGGAAGGAAAGGAGGGTAAGAAGATTATATTATTAGTTATTGTATATAGGTTATTAGGATTATAGTTATTATTATTGGGTAGTGATTTTTGTTTGTTTAGCGCGGGCTCGGTAGCGGTGGCCTGGGTTCGGTAGGCTTCAGTGGGATCTGGGATTTGCGGATCTGTTCTCACAGAAATGGGGCTAGATCCTTTCGGATAGCCCCATTGTTGGATGTGTATCGGATCCTTAGTTCTCAGATTCAGATCGGTAGATTGCTAAGGCTAGCTTCATCATGATATTCTGAGATTCGACTTTGGATTCGAAGTAGTGATTGAGATCTCTGATCATCCTTGCAATGTATGGAGTGAAGAAGGTATTTTCCATCATTTCTGGTGCCTTGATTGTATGGCAGAGATTCATTTTGATAGAATCTCTCTCGGGCATTATTCCTACGCCTATAGATAGGCCTTCGGATTCGTCTGGCCAGAAGATTGTGATGCCTATATAGATTGGTACCAGAGGTTTTGGGATATCTTCTTCGTCGAGATCTACATTGGATAGGTAGAGCTGAGCGTCTGGTCCGAAATCCAATCCCAATATTCTTCGGTACATTTCTATATAGAGCTCTGGGTTAGGTATCTTATAATATAGTTCTTGTTCGGGATGGAGAAATAATCCCAGCTTGGGATATTGAGCTTCTGCAGTTGTGATGATATCGGCTATCATCTTTTCTGATACGTTTACCATCAGTTGAGTGATGAGGGTTTTTTGTTCTTTGTCCCATTGTTCTAGTTGATTGAGGACGAATTCTGTTCTGTTGTTCATACGTTGTAATTATTAATGGTTAATACTTGAGTTTGAGTGTTAAGTAAGAATGAATAGAGAATGATACCTCTGTTCTTGTCGTGGATTTGATAGATATAGAGATCTCCAAACCATTGTTCATCGATATGGGTAAATATCCCAGGATCTAGAAGAGCAGTAATTGCAAATGATAGTTTCTTAATTGTATCGATTGCTTGTTTACTAGAGCATGTCTGTTTCTCTGCTAGGTCCGTGATAATTGCATAGTATCCGCTACTGGGGACTCTAGCAGTGACTGTTGTAAATCCCAGATCGTGGATTAATTTTTGTAGTTGTCTTGGTTTCATTGTTGTTAGTATTTAACTGTTACTCGGTAATAATCGTATTCATCGCTAGTGGTAAGCCTCTCTATATTGAGAGCAGCATCTCCAGCAGTGGTCCTTATTTGATCTTCGTTTTGTGTCCAATAGAAGAAGAACTTGTTAAGCAATTCATAAGTAGTATACCAATCGTAATCGGATCGAAATATCCAGGTTTCCAGATCGATATAGGCATCTGAGATATTTAATAGCTGTACATTGTATATTTGTATCTCCTTGAGTAAAGGAAGGAACCTTGACTTTTGATTGATTATCCGTTGGCAGTATTCTGAGTTAATAATAGCCTGATTGAGTCTAAGTGTTTCTCGTTCTCTTTCGTTTTGTGGTTGATATATATCAGTCATAGTTGTTGATTTTATGAGAGGGCCGAAGCCCTCTCGTTGGTTAGTAATTATTGGTTATGGCAGATATTTCCTTGTTAAAGGATTCTTGGTTATCAGGTTCTGGCCAGGTCATGTCCTCTTCCATGTATCCTACGATGAAGTCAAATAGTAGATTCTTGGATCTGTTATCGAGAGTAGATAGCTCCTGTAGTACCTCCCTTTGTATTTGATCGTAGTGGAATGCAAAGATAGTTTTTAACCGGCTAGCAATGCCAGTATGATTATTGAGGAAGTCGAATACCTCTTGTCGATTCTGTTTGATTTCTTGGTCGTTCATAGCTATTGATGTTGAGGGAGGGATTTGGGGTCCCTCCCAGGTTTGTTGATTAGAGTGATTGTTTGATTTCGTTGTAGAGTTCATAGCCTTCGAGTCCCTGTAATGAGTTAGCCTCGATGTTATCCCGTTGTTCGGATTGATATGTTTGGAGCATACCGTCATCGTCATTGTCAGGATCCTGTGCCCATGTTTCTAAGTCCTTGATTCGTGAGAGCAATTCTTGATAGAGAGATGCCCTGTCGAGTGGTTGCATTTGGTGGGCAGCATAAATGAGGGATTCAAAGCATGAGAGATTGTAATCGTAGAATTGATCGTCTGCACCTGCAGTGAGATCGAGCAATTGAAGTGAATTGAAAGCATCCTTGACGAATGATTCATAGTCCGTGTAAATGTAGAGATCCATGTTGTCATCGTCATTGTAAAGATGGATGTTGCAATTGGTAGTGACCCATTCTCCGCAGTAGGAAGGGATGATAGCATTAATGGGGTTCGTGGCATTAATACCTTTTAATTTAGAAATAAGTTCTTTTTTGTCCATAAACAAATACATTTAATAAAACAATAAGGATATAAATCACGCTGCAAATATAACCATTTTATTTTATATATATTACAGCGTGATTAAAAATAATATCAATTTTGGTTGGCTAGCTCTTAGTTGGGCAAGTCTCCTATGGGTAATCTGGCTAGTACGACATGGACCCTATTATCGTCTATGTGTCCGAATAATCGATAGATGCAAGGATCACCTTCTAGTTGAAATACTACCTGTAGAGGATTGATGAATTTCCCATCTACCTTGAATGGTTCATCAGTAATATAAGCATGATGCACTTGGTCAAATAGATTATGTCTAGTAAACAATCTCTTGATTAGGAATGAATCAGGATGTTTATGTTTTGCCCAGTCCTCTACAAGTTCTACGAAAGACCCTGGATCTTCGCAGAGATCTCGTAATAATTGTTGTTGATTAGGTGTATTCATACGTAGAATGTTATATGTGATACCTGTATTAATTCAGTTTGCTGAGTGCAGATCCATCGAACATATTGGTTATCTGTTGTGTTAATGGATCTCCAAATAATGTATTTGACATGTAGAGCTTATCCTCTATTCGGAATGTATCCTTGCAGAGGATAATGGGAAATGATTCTCTAGATTCAGCCCAAGATGTCTTAGTGATGGACATTCCCCAGGAAGATCCCTGGAGATTCTCTTCCAGTGAGAATAATAATGCAGGCTCTGTACTCTCCTTGAAGATAGCCAATCCAAAGATCATAGCATTATTATCTGGGTCGATAAGCAGGTATATAGGTGTATGGTATTCGCTGAGTTTAATCCCAGGTATCTGATAAAAGAATAGTACGGTACTTAATAAGAATTTAGCATGTACCTCGGTAATGAGGTTAATCTCTCTTCTAGCAGATTCAGAGGTATGATCCTTTTCGACGAACATTGGCAGTATATTTTCCAAGTAGGAATGACGGATACCTGCTACGATTGTAGACATGTTGTTAACTAATCTGCTGTCTTTTCTGTCTAAGAACAATTGTTTTAATTCTTGTATCTCCATATTCTGTGGGATTTAAGGAGCAGGGACATTCCCTGCTCCAGGTTAATTAATTAGATTGATTCGGTAGTTTCTTGTTCTACCTTCCCAGCTAATGCCGGATTGTTTTGGGCATCTTTAATGAATTTGTCTACCCAATTAGCCAACTTAATTTGTTTCTCCAGTGGGAGCTTGGCAATGTTCTTTTTGATCTTTTTTAGTTTCATAATGTTTATTGTTTAGAGGTTTACCATTGTCCTGAGAAATGGAATGTTATGTAAATATGATTGTCATCGCAGTGTAATTCTATGGAATCACCTTCGTTAGCCCAGATGGCATGATCATGATAGTGATGTACCTGAGTCCAAGGTTGTTCGCAATCATTTTGGTGATCGCAGAATCTTTGTAACCAAGCTTCTAGTTTACGATAGACCTGGGATGATTGATATGCAATCTGATCGCATATCTCTTCTTCTAGCACCTGTGGGTCTCCTTGTGGGTATATCCAGGTTAATACCAAGTAGTAGAAGTGAGATTCATCGTTATTATCCAAGTGAGTAGCATGGATATCTTTCTTGGCATCCTTGAATGGGTTGTACATGTTGATGATTTCGTTGAGAACGAAAGGGACTGAATCTATAAGATCTAGGTGATTCAGTTTACCGGACATAATTAAATCTTTGTTCATACGTTGTTATATTTAAGGGAGGACCGTAGCCCTCCCAGGTTAGTGATTAGTACTTATCGAAGTAAACATTTGATCTCCAGTTGCCTTGTTGGATTTCTCTGAGCAGTTGAGCAAAGATGAAGTTTTCGTCGGGATCAAGTGCTGAAAGCATTTGGAGTTTCTCGATAATTTGGGATTTGTGTCGTTTCAAGACACCCGGATATTGCTTGTTGAGTACGCATATTGCTTGGAATATCCCGTCCAGTCGATCATATTGATAATCGAATTGATTAGGATTAATTTGTGTATCCATGATACGTGGATCGATTAAGCCTATGTTATCGGCCAAGTCGTAGAGCAGATCCTCGGATTCGAGATAAAGGGAAATGTTGTTGTAATTAGGAACGTCCTCGCATTCGATTTTGAATGTGATATTCGTTGTGTTAGCTACCCAGCCATGATCGTCTGCAATAGCAGAGATGATGTGAATAGGGAAGAGCTCCTGTAATGTTTGGAGCTGTTGGATGGTTCTTACTTTTTTGTCCATATAAAAACAGTATTAAAATAAAACAAATAGGGTATAAATCACGCTGCAAATATAGTTATTTTTATTTATATATTACAGCGTGATTAAAAATAATATCAATTTTGGTTGGCTGGTTCCTCGATTATTACTGAGGTGACGAATATCTGGATAGCATTCTTTCCTCCAAAGATGAGAGCAATTATCTTATTCAGATGAGGTACATAACATTGGATAATAGATCCAGGTAATACCAGGATTGGTTGAGCAGGCAAGTCATCTGTACTCATAGCTTGGATAATATCTTCGGTTATTTGTACTATTGGTGGCATACCAGGATTCAAGGACAGTCTTGGCTTTTGAAGTACTGCCTGTACTTTTGAAATCAATGGAGTGATCAGTTTGCGATTCTCTTCCTGGTCATCTGTTGATTTTAAAGGCACGAATTTAATCATATCAAGTGAATTTTAAGTTAGTAAAGTTAATGTTATATCTAGTAAGATGGATAGAATACTTGTTTTTCATCCATTTGCGGAATACCCAGATCTGGTGATCTGTAAATCCTTGGTCCAAGACATATTTAGATGTCTCTACTATGATTACATTGTCTGTGCTCATGATTAATTTCAAGTGTACTCTATGCTTGGTACTCTTTTGGATTAATTCCTTGAGCAAGTCATCCAAGTCTGGGTCATCCCAGTGATCTCCTACGAATTTAATGTAGGTTTCTTCTACTGAGCCCAATATGGTACTCGTAGAAAGTAAGAATTTGTCTGTTTTCATTTTCTTAAGAATTGTTCAGATATATTGTTGTCTTCGTCTTCTTCTTCGTATTCGGTGTAATATATGTCTAGCTCGGGATCTGGTTCATCTGGGTCAATATTCTGTTCTATTTCCCTTCGCATTTCATGATGCTCTCTAGAAGATGATGCCATAGCTCCCTTATAATCATCAGTAATCATATTAAGTTCGGTCTTATTCAAGCTCAAACCTTCTTTAGTAGTATCTACTCCTTCTTGCTTAGTAGCAACTACCTCTGGCAAGGAATGTATATCATATTTGGCCTCAAGGAGTTTGGCTTCTTCGGATTTAGGTAATACTTGCTGCTGTTCTTGAATAAGTTCTCGGGCTTCATCTACGGAAATGAATTGTGAATCTGCTGCCTGTATATTCTGTTGGTTAAATTGTTGGAATATATTGGTAGTAGATCCTCCAATCAGATTGCGTACAATCGTCTGCAGAGAGTTAGATGAATCCAGTTTTAATTTGAGTGCCTTATTTAGTTCAGCAGAGATAAATGGTGTATATTTCCCTCCCTGAGCTTCCCTTAATACCTGTACCTGATGAGAAACTTCCATACGATCTTCCATAGCCCAGGCAAGTTGTTCTCCAAGTAAGCCAGTTACCATTTCCTCTTGTCTATCCTTATCCCAGATCTTAGAATTCAGAAGCCTATCCCTCATATACATACGAATGTAATTGATATCTAAGCCAAGCTTCTGAGATAAGAGATTTATATCATACATAACTCCACAGATAACGCCATTACCCATCAACCATTGGTTAATCAGGTAATCCTGGGCTTTTGACAGCAAAGAAGGATCCTTGGTATCATTGTATTCCTTCATCATTGCAGTTAGCCCTAAGGGTCTGGGGAATCGTTTAATGTCTTTTTCTTTTTCCATATAGATGAGATTTACGTATGTCTAATGATTCATCGTATCCTTCAAGTTTAAGTTTATACCCAACATATATGGGTTGGTCCTCAATTAAATCAAATGCCATATAGGTATCTCCATTAATTGCCAAGTTAAAAGAAGTATTGGTAAGGCAATCCTTAGTGAAAATTACCTTACCAAATTTCTCAGGGATGGCAATATATAATCGCCATTTGTGTACCGAAAATATATTGCCATGTAGGTCCTTAATTTGCGGTCCGAACATTATTGTCTTGTTTACCAGGTGAAATTACCTTATTAGAGGATTTTTTAAGTTCCCTGATTAAGGATGCCATTTTAGGGTAATGTTTATCCCTAAATGGTACCACATACAAGGCAAAGAAGGCATTCCATAATTTCTTGGTTAAAGGTTTTCCTACCTTGAGCTTAGAGATGGACCAGAATTTTATTTCGAAGTTCTTTACTACTTCCTTGAATCGGTAGTAATATAGTTGCCCAGTTTCCCTATCCCTCCCGATAGGCGTAGTTTGGCAGTATTCTAGAAATTCTTCTCCAAATTGCTGTAGGAATTCTTCCCTTCTAAATTCATAGTTCTCTTGATCGAGCCTGAATTGCTTTATGTAATCAATTGCTTCCATCGATAATAAGTTTTAGTTTAATGTCTGACGGTATAATCTGAAATAAATATCCTCGGTAATCATCTTCATAATAGGATGACCAAATGGTACCTTCTAATCTGAAGTTATCCAGAACTTCTCCCTTTGGGATCCCAGTTACATAGATTTTATGTTCTGGGTGGAGGAAAGTTATTTCAAAGGTACCTTGATTATTATGTATCCAAAAGTTTCCGAAGGTACCATAATCGGGTAAATTCCTACCTTGTTCAGTGTTAGGATTTACCAAGTAGAATAATTTGCCAACGGTTATAATATCTGGGATATCTGTGTCATTGGCTCTGAATGTGAGTTTAGATTTTCCGATATAGAGGTCTTTTACGATATTACTGTACATGTTCGTAGATAATTATGTGAGTTATACCTTCGTTCTTAAAATTCTTTGTAGGATCCTTCATCATCTCTTGAAGAAGTTTTAAGGATTTTCTTGAGACATTTGAAAGCCTATCTGGGTTTACCATAAAGGTTCTCATGATAGTTAGGATCTTGGCAAATACTGGCTCCATTGGTTCTATAGGCCCAGAATAAAAGATCTTGGCCTTAGTGTCCTGGAGTGAAGCATAAGTTTTCTTGTAGGTGTATTTACCTTTTATGTACTGAACGTTTACGTTTCTTAGATTCATTTTTCTTTGGCTTTATGTAGTTGGATATTTTATCTAGTTGGTCGAGAATAAGAGCTTGAACAAATATATGTATTGGCCTTCCGAAGAATTCTTGGATATTTCTCTCATTGACATATCTGTGATATATGACGAAGAACTGTTTAATCCTTCGGTTTTTTAGTGATTTCTGAATTAAGTAGGTTTTACAGCATCTTTGGTGTAGCTCTAAAAGTTCTCGGTTCCACTTCTGGATAATCTTATCCTCAAAGATGGTATATTTCATGATAGTGGAAAGAAATGGGAGATTCCTTCTTCTCGTCAGAGGCGTCTGGCAGCCCGAATATAGTTGAAGGAATCTCCCTGGTGAATGTTAAGCAACCTGTTCAGGTTTGAGAACTTGTGCCTTGAAATCTTCGTAGGCCTTACGGGCAGCTTCGAATTCCTTTTTATCGGCTTCCCGTAAGCGATTCATCTTTCTTTCGAGTTCATGGAGCTTGTTGCGTGTTGCTTGTCTCCATTTCTTCCGAGCCAAGGTATCCTGAACATCGGCAGGATAAATGTATTTAACTTCCCTGTGGGCTATTACCTTTTCGACCAGTGAAGCCTGTTGTCTTTGTTCGGTTTCCTTTACTACCTGGTCCTTCTTGGAAGTTTTACCCTTGATAGGTACCAGTTTTTTGGATTCTTCCTTCTTGGCCTTGGGTTCTGTTTTCTTAG